CATGACGCCGCCTGTACCGCCGCCGATGCCGCCGCCTATGCCGCCTATGCCGCCGCCTGTACCGCCGCCGATGCCGCCGCCTATGCCGCCTATGTCGCCCGTTTAGCCGCCTATGCCGCCCGTTTTGCCGCCTATGCCGCCCGTACCGCCGGTGCTGCCGATGTCGAAATTGAGCGTCAAGCTCAATCATTCCTTCAAATCCTGAAGCAAGCATAGGAAATAAGAAAATGGGTTACGCAAAAGTAAAGCAAGACATATTCGACCATCACGAATTGCGCATGAACTTTGATGAGATAGTTCTTACTCAAAACGGGTACGAAATCATCATAGCCTGCAATGCCCTTTGGGCTGAAATCATTGTCAGCATGGACGCTTATGACAATTCCGAGGTTAGCATTGACGGTCTTTATCTGGTTAACGAACCAGACGAATACAAACCGCTCTACAAGCAAGCAGAGGTGCTTCAGTACAATGAGCAAACTGCTTATCTGTTTAGCGCGGTTCAATCCCAAATAGACAAAGACCACGACAAAATAGTGGTCAAAGCATTGGAGGCGCGTCAGTCATGAGTTTCCGCGCCCCTACCCCAAAACGCTGTAATACACTCGGCTATATCGCCCTGCTTGTTTCAGCATGGATTGTGACCATTGGAATCCTTGGCCTTGGATTGGTTATGGGAGGTGTCAAATGACTGATGCTCCAAAGCCAATATACAGCGTTGATATCAATCGAACGGTAATGAAGGCCGGTAAGCCTTACAAGCAAATGCCGACCCGAAGTGATGCTCTTTCCGAGGCTGTTCGACTTAATGCAGAGAACGCGAAGAGTGAGGGCAAGTGATGGCTGAACATAAAGGAAATCAAATGAGTGAAGTAGCAAAAATAAATCAACAAGACGTTGGTAACGCTCTAACGCCAATGGAAATGATTAACAAGGCCGTTTCAAGTGGCGCTGGAATTGAGGTTATTGAAAAGCTTATGACCCTGCAAGAGCGTTGGGACGCAAATCAAAGCCGAAAATCTTTCGACGCGGCTATATCTGGCGCAAAATCAGAAATCAAACCGATTTTCAAAAACCGGAAAGGCCACAATTCAAACTATGCAGACCTTGCAAACATATCAGAGCAAGTTGACCCTGTTTTGACGAGTTTTGGGCTATCGTATCGATTTAGATCAAACAAGGGCGACCGTGTTAGCGTTACATGCGTTTTGTCTCACAAAGATGGCTATTCAGAGGAAACCACCCTTGACGCTCCAACAGATACGTCAGGCAACAAGAACGCAATTCAAGCTATCGGATCTGCAATTACCTACCTTCAAAGGTACACACTTACTTTGGCGCTTGGACTCTCCACCACCAATGATGATGATGGCGCTGGCGCTGTCAAATATGGGGTGATTGAGGAAGAGCAAAAAGAAGAATTGCTTGCCCTTATACAGGAAACAAACTCTGACACAAAAAAGCTTCTACAGATAATGAAAGTCCCAAGCATTGACGAAATCCGAGGCTCTGATTTTGAAAAAGTGAGGGCATTGCTTTTGGCCAAGAAAGGCGGTTCCAATGGATAACATTATTCAAGGTTCCGATGAATGGTTTAAGGAAAGGCTTGGTAAGGTTACTGCCAGTCGCATTGCAGACCTTATGGCAAAAACGAAGTCAGGATGGGGCGCAGGTCGAAAAAACTATGAAGCCCAATTGATTGCAGAACGCCTTACTGGTGAAGTCGCGGAAACGTTCAAATCGCCAGCCATGGAGCGCGGTAACGAGGTCGAAGCCGAAGCACGTGCAAACTACGAATTTATGAATGATGTTACAGTGCAGGAAGTTGGCTTTGTCTCGCATCCATCCATTCAGGAAAGCGGTGCATCCCCAGATGGATTAGTCGGTAATGACGGGCTTGTAGAAATCAAATGCCCAAACACTGCAACCCACTTGGAAACACTTTTGGGAGGGTCAATCAAAGGCAATTACACGAAGCAAATGCAATGGCAAATGGCTTGCACAGAACGCAAGTGGTGCGACTTTGTTTCATATGACCCAAGATTACCTGCAAGCCTTCAAATGCACGTCAGGCGCATTCATGCCGACCATGAGTTGATTATATCAATCGAAGATCACGTGAGGGACTTCATTGCGGATATGAACGACAAAATTCAACAACTACTACCAAAGGAGGCGGCTGAATAATGGCAAGCGTAAACAAGGTAATACTACTAGGCCGGTTGGGTTCAGACCCTGATATCAAGCGCACTCAGGATGGACGACCTGTCGCTAACCTAAGCCTCGCAACTTCCGATACCTGGAAGGATAAAAATACAGGCGAACGCAAGGAAAAGACTGAATGGCATCGTGTCGTATGTTTCAGTGAAGGGCTTTGCAAGGTGATTGAGAATTACGCAAAGAAAGGCTCCAAAGTCTATATTGAAGGCCAGTTGCAAACTCGCAAATGGCAAGACAATGAAGGCAAGGATCGATATTCAACTGAAGTCGTTCTGCAGGGCTATGGCGGTGTTTTGCAGTTACTCGACAAGCGAGACGATAGCGGCGGGAATAACCAGTCTGGCGGTTATCAAGATCAATCTCAGTCATCATCAAATCACAGCGATATTGATGATGAGATTCCATTTTAGCGCGTTACCCCCGCGTTAAAGCCCCGATGGACGGGTCTCGCCCTGAATGACCCGTCCATCACACGAAATAGGATTGATATATGACATTCGTAATTCAAGACAAAACCGTTCAAGCTGCATTTGATCAACTCAAGGAATCTGTTGAACCCGCTGCTGCTGCAAGAGCAATGCGAGAGCGCAGGGAGTATGAGGCGAAGCGCGCCAAGTCGCAAGCCTTCATAGATGCGCAAGGCACTATAGCAGAGCGCGAGCATAAGGCTACGTTATCGCAAATCTACCAGGATGCGATTAAGGGCTATCACGAAGCGGTTGAACGCGATGAATACTACCGTAATGAACGGAACAAATGCACCTTGGTTATTGAGGCATGGCGTACTTGTCAGTCTAACTTCAGAGCCATGGCAAAGGTTGGTTAAGCCATGGCCAAGCGTAAGGAGTTCACTCGCAAGACACGCCAGCAGATCATAGATCGTGCAAACGGGAAATGCGAAAACAAAGCCTGTGGTGCCGTTCTTAAAACTGGCGAGGGTGAAGTTGACCATATCCTTCCTTGCGCACTGGGAGGCGATAATAGCCCTGCAAACGGCCGGTTGCTTTGCAAGGTTTGCCACAAGCCCAAGACAAAAGTCGATGTTCAAAAAACCAGAAAAGCAGACCGTCAGCGAGACAAGTCTACAGGCGCGATACGGTCTAAAGGCAAGCTGAAATCACGCGGGTTTGATAAATCCCAAAGAGCGAGCCGGATTGAAAAGAACAGCTTGCCACCACGCAAACTATTTGAAGCGGAAAGCGCGGCCTTGAAGGCAATACAGGAGCATAGGAAATGACGGCTGTGTAATACCAAGGCCGTGAAAGAGAATAGGGAACAGAAGATGCAAAAAATAGCAACAAATAAATGTTATGGTGGGTTTGGCTTGTCTGAAAAAGCAATGCTCGAATATGCCAAATTAAAAGGCATGAAATTATTTCCAGAAAAACAATCATCTATGACGACAATATACTGGACAATACCTAAAGAGAATCGTGTTGGAATATTGAGTCAGGACGAATGGGGCAAAGCCTCAATCGAACAACAACGCAAGAGTAATAAATTTTATCAGGATTATACAATTTGTGACAGCGACTTAGAACGCGATGATCCTGATTTAATTTCAGTTATTGAGTTGCTAGGTGAATCTGCAAGCGGGCAATTTGCTAAAATTACTATAACGGAAATTCCAGAAGGCATAGCATGGGAAATACAAGAGTATGACGGCATGGAAAGCGTTAGTGAGCGTCATAGAAGTTGGTAATTTTCCCTGTAAATTAATATCAAAAACGATACGAACATGTCGTTACTGCGAACAAGGACAATACTAAATGACAGACAAAAAAACATACCTTCAATCCATGTCCGATGTACAGCTAATCGAAAAGCTACGTGCATATGAATACAGCTTTATCATGCAGGAAGCTGCTGACAGGCTAGAGCGTATGCAGTGTCAACCGATTGAGACAGCGCCTAAGGATGGAACTACTGTGCTTCTTTACGCTCCAAGCTGGGAGAATGTTGACCCCCTCTCACCACCGCAAGGAGATGACAAATGACTTGGCATTCACAATTTGAGCATGGCGCGGTTGTTCATAGAAAAAATCGCGCTAATGGCACAGCACCTCCGTACCGTTTTAAAGGCGGTGTTTGCGGGTCTTATTATAATCCAGTTACAGGTGAATCAGGTGCTTGCGTACATTCATATGCAGAACCCGGATGCATACAAATATTTCCAGATTATATGCTTGAGCTTGTAACACCACAAGGAGATGAATGATGTCTACAGACCATAAACAGGCCTTTGAGAATTACATACGAAAGGGGATCGAAGAAAATCTTCGCGCAATCGAAGCTAAAGCGATACCAAATAATGTGGCTATAGATAGCGGGTTTTTGATTCCTGTAGAGGCTGATAGAGAGATTGATAGAGCATTATTGGCAGCATCTCCAATAAGGTCTATTTCTGGTATTACAAAAACTTCTAACAATGATTTCAAAAAACCCGTATCAGCAACGCATGAATTGCAGTTTCCTACAATGGAGCTTTACGCAATGCCGGCAGCGACTTCACAACTCCTGGATGATGCTGCAGTTGATGTCGATGCCTGGATAGCAAGTGAAGTGGAGCAGGCTTTCGCAGAACAGGAAAGTGCTGCCTTTATCAATGGTGACGGGGTTAACAAACCGCGTGGTTTCCTGACCCATCCAACGGCGGATGAAAATAATTGGTCGTGGGGTAATCTGGGCACGGTTAGCGGCAAGCTAGAGTGTGATACTTTAATTGACCTAGTTTATTCCTTGAAGGCAGGGTATCGCCAAAATGCCAATTGGGTCATGAACCGTAAAACGCAAGCGGAAGTCAGAAAGCTTAAGGATGTCGATGGCAACTATCTATGGCAGGTGCCTGCCGCAGCAGGGCAGGCTGCAAGTTTGATGGGCTTTGGCGTGGTGGAAGCTGAGGACATGCCAGATATTGGCAGAGGTACAACACCGATTGCCTTTGGTGATTTCAATCGTGGCTATTTGATTGTTGACCGTGCAGGCGTTCGCGTATTGCGTGATCCTTATTCAGCAAAGCCTTATGTCTTGTTCTATACAACCAAGCGCGTTGGCGGTGGTGTCCAGGATTTTGATGCAATCAAACTATTGAAACTTTCTAACTAATCGCTCGAGAAACCCATGAACAAACCCGCCACCATTAATACCCCAGCCTGTGAACAACCCTGTGGAGAAATTGTGGAAAAGCCAATAACCTTACCGGAGGCTTGTCAGCTAGTCGGAGACTGGTGCAAAGTCTCACGATTGCGCAAAGAGCGCGATGCAGGGCGGTTGCGCACGTTCCGAGTTGGCAACCGTGATCTTACCAAACCTTCTTACGTACAGGGAATGATTGAGAAATGGGACAGCCAAGAAAACCAGCCAGACTTGCAATCCGAACCGACAAAACCGCAAACGGAAAAGTGCGAACATGGGAAATCCGAGACGGGGCAAAGCGTATCCGCACAGGATGCCTTGAGCGCGAGGTTGAGAGCGCGAACAGGATGCTCCAAGATTACCTTGGACAAGCCAAGCAAGCCGAACGAAGCGGAGGTAATCCAGCTTCCATCAAAATCGCAGATGTCCTGATGGTTTACATGGAATATAAAAATCCAAGTAATGAGGCGCATAGAGGCCGTGAACTGCTTGCTCAGATCGGGAGGCTCAATGACTTCTTTGGCGCTATGAATGTTTCGCAAATCAATGGCGCGAATTGCAGAGCTTATACAGCGCAACGGACAACCGAGCCAATGGCACGAAACGAACTGACAGTGTTACGCGCCTCACTGAACCACTACCACCGTGAGCATGTTCTGGATTACGTTCCGCTTGTGACAATCCCAAACAAGCCACCATCGCGCCACAGGTGGCTCACCAGAAGCGAGGCGGCACTTATCCTATGGCAACTATGGAAAGCCAAGGATGGCCTCACAGGCGTTTATACAGCCCGTCACTTGGCAAGGTTCTTTCTTATCGCGGTCTATACCGGCACGAGGGAGAAATCCATTACAGCCCTACAATGGAGGGCAAACACAATCGGAGGCCATGTTGATCTTGAACAAGGCGTCATTTACCGCGCCCCTGAAGGGCACACAGAGACGAAGAAGCGCAGAAGGCCACTCAAGATACCAAGGCGGCTATTGCCTCACCTGAGACGCTGGCAGAGGGACGAAATACCCTATGTCATTCACCATTGGGGCAAGCCTGTTAAACGCGCGAATGCAACCGCATGGGGCAATGCTTTGAAACGTGCCGGACTTGATGATCAGCATATCAAGGTTCATACTCTAAAGCACACATGCGCAACATGGCTGATGCAAGCCGGAGTGGATATTGCAGAGGCCGCAAGTTTCTTGAGTACATCAGTACAAACCATTGAGCGGGTGTATTTTCATCATCACCCTGATTATCAATCAAAAGCTGCAGAGGCGTTTTAAAATGAAAATCGAAGTTAAAGTTTACATTCACGACAGAGATCCAGACAACTCACCCAAACCATGGCAAGCTGATATCATTGGAGATGGCTTTGACCATCATGGGCTTGGCGAGACCCCGCAAGTAGCTCTCATGAACGCAACTATGCACTGGCAAAAGCATGGTGATAAAAACTCATGACCCCGCACAAGTACCGCGTGGTTACTTCACAAAACTGCACAGATAAACGTGAACAAAAGTAGAATATCGAATATGAAAAACGTTGGAAATCAGGGGTTTTGTATAGAGGGTATCGTGTCCCAAACCAGATGCGCTACCAGGCTGCGCTACGCTCCGAACTTAATAAAATCAAGGTCTTACTGGTTTTGTTCTTTTCGCCCCGCGCGGGTACTGCACAACTTGAACGCTTTGAACAGGTGCTTAGTACCACAAGCGCGAATGGATGCAAGAGGGAATTATCATCAAACTGGAGAAAATATCTAATGAGCAACACTTACATAAATATTCGTTTTGGCGAGTGGCATTTTCAGGTTTTGAGAGACAGTCCATTTATACGACTGTCCCGAAATACATACCATGCAGAACTTAGGGCTACTGACCCTGATTGGAAGTGGTTTGAAATTTACTAATCCCCACCCCTTTACCCACGGATATTTTCTGTCTGTGGATAACCAAACAGTCAAAAGGAGAATGAACAATGGAAAAAAGAGTAAGAACTGCACCACCACCCAAACCAACTTTAAACGAGGAAGTGCCGGAAGATGCGGCAGAAAAACTATCCGATTTTCTAAACGCCCTTGATGAATGGGGTGCTGAGGACAATCTCGAACGTGCCAAAGCCATTCTGGATTTTCAACGTGATGGATATGACATTTCTGAGTATGAGACTGAGGAATAGATCATGGCAAAGAAAACAACCGAACCCGAAACAGAAGCCCTGCTACGTGACCTTGCTAAAGTCAAGGCAGCATTTCAACAGCGAACCATACTCGCTGTATTGAGCGAGGGGAAGGATAACAAGTGGCGCATACCCCAAATACGATAAGAGCTACAAATACAACAAGAGCTTCAAGCACTATCCAAGAAATGACGTGTCGTGAACTAATGAAACTTTCAAACCACCTTGAAAGCAAGGTTAATATTTGGATAAAGGATGGTAAAGTCATCTCGTCTAGCGACTTTGCAAATGCATTATTGGACTGGTCAGAAAGCGCACCAGAAGCATTAGGCAGTAAGGCAAAAAATAAAAAACCGAGAATGTTTTAAACGATGGCAACTGCAAGCCATAGAACGCGGCTATGCCCTTCACTGCCCTGATACGGGTAAGTTTGCATGGAAAGGAGAATGCTGATGGATGAAGCAGAATTGGCGAAAGCTATGACGTCTAAAGGTATGCTTTCAATTGACGAAATTCTGTCAGGCAATCTAATGGGTAAATTTTCTACCAACGTAGGAGTTGTTGATATTAACAGCTTGCTCAAATGGGTTGAGCAGCAAAACGAAAAATTTCTCAGAATGAGGATGGAATATGAACTTGGCATTAAACAGAAAGACGAACTTTACGAATGGGTTTTTGCTCATTCGGCAGTCTTTGCAACCGTTCAGGATCATATGAGAAAAGCGCTTAACCCACCCACCGACAAGCGTTAAGACTGGGGATCACGCTCCTTATTGTAGGCATCAAAACTCATTTCAAACTTTTGACCATAACTTATAACTGGAATGATTATATCAGAGCCGTCTAAGCAGCGAGCAGCAATCGTGCCAGGGTACTTACCGCGTCCAGAAACCTCATATAGTGTAGTTCCCTTTCCCCAACAATTTCTCACAATGTCACCTAATGATAACTGATATCCATTGCAATCCAAAAGCCCCGCCAAAGTCACCGATCTTGCTCCTTTATGTTACGCTTGGAAATGCGGCATCAATCGCACGACCTTCCGTGTAATTAGACGCTATAATCAATTCACGTCCATCAAGAAGTGCTATGTTACCGGGGCGCTTTCCATGCCCACAACAGCACGCAACTGTGTTGATACCAAAATCATTTAACGCCTGAACAAGTGAAGCGATACATCTATCTACATCCCTATATTCGCCATTGGCGAATATTAGCTTTGTGTTGCCTTGTTCACACATCAATCTTGCTCCTTAGTGTCACAACTCATCAAGAACTCTTCTTTTTTAAGCCAAGGATAATGTCCAGCAGTGCGTACGACCCAATCAAATCCATTAACAGGTGATAAAAATGGAATATCGTACTCCCAAATTAATTTTGCGAAGTAGTATTTTATATATTTCATCAATCTTGCTCCTTTATATGCGCTTTACAAAAGCAAAAAATTGCCCCCATAAAAGCCGTCATAGTTCTTCCGCATTTTTTACATCTTGGCATTTCAGGCATCGCCCTGCTCCTTTAAATCGTCTTCTAATAATGAAATTGTAGCATCACGACACTCAACAGCATCAGGCGTGTTCAAACGTTCGGGATATGGTATATCCTTGCGGACAAGTTCTTCTTTTTCAGCGCCCATAACAAAGCAATGATCAATCTCTAATCGGGCGTGGCAGCGTTCAATTTCAGCAGCAGCGTCTTCCAAAATACTTTGCGCAGTGAAGAAAGAACCCTTCTCTTGCAAAACTTTAGCTGCTCTACGGCAATCTTTAATTAAATCACTCAAAGCCCTTCTCCTTTGCATTCTTCAATTGTTTTTGGAAATCATCGCGATACCACACGGCTTGATTGAAGCCGGGAATGACCGCCTGGACAGCTTTCACCCGGGCATGATGTCTTATTCTTTCATCGACCCCAAGCATCGGTTCTTTAAATATTGAAATTATCTGTAGCATCTGATCATTTGTAAATTTAGAGTGACTTGGGAATGAGAAACTATCGCAATACCCACCCTTGCCTATCAGGATAGATTTAGAATGACCAAAACATTCACCATCATTCCAATGACAACAATTAAAACAACATCTAGTAGCGTCCGTTATTTCATCTTGCGAAGACGCTGTTGAATTTGATTTTCTGTTGCTTTTTCTATGAATGTTGTACTTAGGGTTTTCGCGATCAATCGCAATTCTCTCTGCTTGTAGTGCCAGAAACTTTGATGGATGTCTCTCTATCTGAATTGAAACAACATCATTGAACCATTTTGATCCATATTTGTGCTGAACAAGCCTATTAAAAGGGTTAGCAGAGATGCCTACGTATAAAAGATTTCCGTCTTCATCATAATGTCGATAGAGACAAGTGAATTCACTCATCTGCCACTAGACCTTTATTTACAAGAACCCTAAGGGCTTCTGAAAACGAGGGCACTGAACCAGTCTTCTCTAGCTGCCCAACTCGCCAACGCTCCACATCAGCTTTCATGCCTTGAGTCATGCCTAATCTTACAAAATGTTCTGACACTTTTGATTCTTTCATTTTTTTCAATTAACAACTTGCAATAAAATTAGCAATGTTATATAAGTTTGTCAACTTATATCAAATACACACAATAATTTTGAAAACAACTACAAACTTAAAGGCCAATTATTATGGATTTATTGGGTTTCATATTCAGCTTATTCGTAATCTGGGCATGGCTTGAGCCTGAACATTTCGGTCATTGGGCTGGGCGGGTGGTAAACGGTTTTGGTTTCAGAAAGCAAAGCAAGAAAACAATAACCAAGAACAACAAATAGAAAGGCTAAATATTATGAAAACCAAAGAGCAAGAAGCTAAAGACGCAATTAAAGCTGTCTTTAATGACACCAAAGTTTCACAGTCCGAAACCAAAGGCATTCTTGAAGGATTGATCGAAGAAATTGAAATGCTCGTCGATACCCTAGAAGACGAATAGAAAGGCCAGATATTATGACAAACAACACAACACAACCTTCGGAAGCTTCAATAAACACAATTGCTAAAATGTGTCATGAGGCAAATAAAACATGGTGCGAAATAAATGGCGATACATCACAACCTACATGGGAAGAGGCACCGGAATGGCAGAAAACATCGGCCTTTAATGGCGTAAAGTTTCATCTTGATAATCCAGAGGCGGGCGATAGCGCATCGCATGATAATTGGATGAAAGAAAAGCTTGCAGATGGCTGGGTGTATGGCGAAACAAAAGACCCAGAAGCCAAGACGCATCACTGCTTGGTGCCATTTGAACAGTTGCCGCTAGTCCAGCAAACCAAGGATGCAATTTTTCGCGCAATGGTTCACGCTGTGGCCGCTCCTAAAAACTCATATAAAGGCCAGTAACGTGAGCATCACACCAATTACAAAAACAAGGCAACTTAAACACAAGTGGTCAACTACTGTTCTTGTGAATGAAGATGATAGCTATCAGTGCTATCAAATGAGTATGCCAGCCAAGCCTTTAGGTGATGGAACATCTCTCAACTGGAGAATGGTACATTCGCAGCCAACCAGAGAAGAATTACTAACCGCTTCTAGCATCATTGATAGCTATCAATATTTGCTTTGTGCTGGGATTACGCAAGCGGAAGCAATCAACAGATTGAAGTGCCTTCGTAAAGAATACAAACAACAATTTGAAACTGTATAGAAAGGCCGAAGGTGATGACGCAGTTACATGCAGTCGAAAATGATGATCAAGCTCATGAAGCGAAAGAACGCTTAGTTAGGAGGGCACTGTATGAGGCACATTTCTTGATTGCTTATGATTTTCAAAGTTTCACAATCCAAGAACCTGAGATGATTAATGGTGAAGCACAGTGGCGTGTTTGGCACTTAGACCCAAAAGCGCGTGAACTCATGAATGCAAGTCAGCAAAATTTATATGACGCGCTGATAAAGTTAAAACCCCAACAATAAGGCCACCCACAAAACAAAAAAACCCGCCCTGCAATCAAGCAAGGCGGGCAAGTAAGGGGCACGTAAATCCTTGATTGAAAGGATCTATGTAAAGGCTATTCAGCCGTATCCGCTCACCATTGAGCGAATTATCGAAAGCGACCTATTTTGCTAAAGGGCTTTGTAAATTTCAATCCCACCTGAGCGATGATGATGCGCTAATACAAAGCTCTATGACCTCGACCTTATTCAGTTCAGCTACCGGCCTGTTATCGACTTGAAGAGTTCTGACAAATTCGCCTTTGTCGTTCTTTGTAACAGCAATTCTAATTCGGTCGCTCATAGCATTACACGGGGCGTTCTGCCGTATTCGCCCTCATCTTTATGATAGGTTATAGATTGCATAGATCGCCCTGATAGGTAAGCTTTCTGGAAATGATAAGCGTCTTGAGCGCAAGGGCTTTGATGCGTCTCACCAATAACGCCACCATCCTCCCAAATCAATTTGATTTTGTGGTGAATATGAAATCCATGAACAAAACGAAACATCGACTTACCCCAATCATCAGCCCGCCTGTTAGCCATTACAAGAGGCATATCCACAAGCTTGCAGGTATGCCCATGCGTAGCACCAATCATCGTTTTTCCAAATCTGTACCAAAAGAATATTGACGGATCTGTTTCAACAGTTACTGCCTTGTCATTACGATACCAGGCATTGAGCGCGTATGTAATGGCGATTGCAGTCGTTTCGTCATGATTGCCTGGTAATATGCGAACAATTATTTTCTTGTGCTTTTGTCGTGCCAATTCTACTTGAAAAACCAATAAATTGATAGCTGCATCGACCATTTTAGGCCAGCGAGTATCTGCATCCAGAATATTACCCGAGGCAGGTGTCATAGGCTTGAATCCGTCCGTATGTGTTAGATCGCCACCTGAAAGTATAATAGCCGTTTCTGCGTTTTCAGTCCCTGCCGCTACACGTTCCATGCAAGCTTGGTATTTGTTGACCGCGATTGATGTATCCCAATCCTCACCAGTTTCTTCACCCCACGCAAGCAATCCAATGTGCAAGTCTGCCAATGGGTAAAATGCTAGAAGGTTTTTATTGGTTTGCGCGTCTAGTGGTTTAAAGCTAATGCATGGGGGGCTTGCCATATTGCCGAAAGCAGATTTAACTTGTTCAATGACTGAATCATGGTCTCGCTTTGTTGAGTCGTATTTCACCCATTCGACACTTGTATTCCCATCCGCGTCTTGAAGCCTTGATATGGCTTTAATCGCCATTCCTTCAGGTACGGTTCCTTGGTGCTTTTCAGAGCCGATATGGATTGATGAACCTTTGTAGTTTCCTTCCTTATCAAAGGATTTGGATGCCTTGTGGACTTCCATTCCTTTTGGGACTTGCCCTTCAAACTCACCTATCAGGCCACGCTTAACGGCCTGTGAGCGTCGGTATCTAAGCGTTCGTTCACTGATGCCAGAAATACGGGCTGCTTCAGGATGTGTATTATCACGAAGCAACTCATAGGCTTGCATTAAGTCACTTTCAGTAAGCCGATCGCGTTGCATAATTAATGAACGTAACCTTCAGGCATTATAGTCATTGACCATTTACCCTTTTTGACGTGCTGAAGGCTTTTGTCAGAGGAATAAACTGCCATGGATTTTGTGTCTGAAACGTATTCATCAAACACTTCGGACGTCTCACCAATGGAGTGTCGTTTGCCGGATTCGACAAGCGTTCCCTTGCCTCTTGATATTGCGTATAAATAACTCATAAGATTTCCTTTAAGTAAATAACTGAATTAAGACATCTATGCATCCGCAAGCAAAAAGGAATATGCAAACTCCTAAATGCCAACCTATGCTATCGTCTTGACTGGGAGCTGGGTGTGCGGAAGCTGCCGCAATTCGGATTACAAACCCAAGAACACCAATCAGTATTAACATCAAACCTATCATTTTAACCCTACCTTTCGAAGCTCATCATAATGTGCCGCACACCTTTGTATTCTTGCGTTGCCACGGCTCACAGCCGCATCAGCAGCGATAAGGACGCTTTCAAGGCTCTCATTCACCCTTGCCTTGTAATCCTCTGTTGTACGGCAATCTTGAGGCAAAGCAGGTAGTGGTGGTGGCGGTGTCTTTTCAACAACGCGAACAACCTTGGTCACAACTCGCGCGGCTTCCTGCTTGGCAACCTCTTTGACAATCTCAGTTTCCGGTCGCGTTCCGCAGCCGCTTAAGAACGCTGTCATTGACAACGCAATGGTTGCTACCCGAAAGGATTTCATTGACTGTATCATCATACTCATCTCTCAAAAATGCGTAGTCGCTCTCTTTTTGGCGATTGAACTGATTCAATAACCGTTCGTAATTACGCTTGATATTTTCGTTGTGATTTACACGGGATCGCTCAAAGCGGTTTAATTCCTGTTGAGACTCTAATTCAGTTTGCAGCCGTACAATCTTTGACTTTTCGACAAGCCCTTTCTTGGCCTCTTCAACCGCATAATGTTTGTCGATTGAGTGCCATATAAACAAAACCGCCAATAGCGCGATAAAGCCTAGAATTTTGTAGGGAAGCGAAATGGCAATCATACAACCGCCCTCGCCTGATACATATACCAAAGGCGCTCTGCGATAATCACACCTGCCAGAACAACAATCGCAATCGCGCCAACTGTGATCCAGTCAATCCCACCAGCTTTTTCAGCAACGTTCTGTGCATTTGAAGCGGTGTCAACAACACTATTCGCAATGCCTATCCCACTGCCAATGCCACCTGCCGCAAGAGCCGAAGCTGTAGTCTTTGAAGCCCTGCCACGTGATGCCAATCTGTCAGCAATGTTGTGTAGCCTTTCATCAGCCTCGCTTGGCATTTCAACAGTCGGTGGCGCGGAAGGCTCAGGAACGGAAAGCTTCAGCTTCATGGCTATTGAAAATGCTTCCTGATACTTCTCTAGTCCGTTAGTGCCGCCATTCCACTTCTTGCGCGATGCAACAGAACCGCCCTCATAGCTGTTCATATCCCACTCGCGCCAAAGCGCCAGCGTTGCTTGCATTCCCTCGACAGGCTCACGCATTAATTCAGGGTCGGATAAGAAGTCGATTCCAGTCAGGCGTTGCGCTCTGGCAAAGTTTGCCAAGCCTGTAACTTGACCAGCGCCAGAGCCGCGATATTTCCAGCCATCGCCATATATTTGATTGCCCAAATGTTTCTTGCCCCACTCGCCACCATAGACGATATTGGCAATGGTTTCCTTGTTAGCCTTTTGGCCTTTTTTACGACCGTATTTCTCACAATCAGCCGCAGATATACGCGACCGTGAGAATGTCGACTTCAAACCCTCTACACTGTAGTTCATGTTTTCTTCAAGGTTGCGAAAACCGCCAGTCTCAACCGCTACATGCGCCAGAAAATCAGCAATATCATTTTGATGCACTACGCCATACGTGAACGCATAACGATTAAACGCATCCGCAATCTTGGAAAGCATTGAAGAACGGGAGCGAGTACCCCCGATCTTTTGAAGGTCAGAAACCGTAATCATTAGATAACTGGCGTTTCAATAATCACAACGTCGATATCTCTCATGCCAGCGTCCGTTGCGCCACTTCCGAGAATGCCAGTGATAAAGTAGTCAATAGCACTTCCAGTTGCCGCAACTGTGGCCGTGAGAGTACCTGGAACCGTATCAGTAGTTGCCGAGGCTTCACTTCCATGAGTTACCGTGTCAAGACTCCCACCAGTCGCAGAATCACGTCTCAGACGGAAAATAGCACCCATCACACCAGAGGGGGCATCCTCACTCACAGTTCCGTTGTAATGAACCGTAACTTGAATGACAGATTTCGGGAATTTTGGAGTGTAACTGAAATTAGCCAACTCTTGTTCACCAGCCGTATCAAGGGTTACATTCCCCAGTCCAAGTTGCTCTATCTTTGGAGAAACTTTGTCGATTATTGAGTTAATCGCTTCAGGATCATCAGCTATAGAAGCCGCAACGGCTTCGCGGAATACATTGCTACCATCCGCATCATTTTCCAAGCACTCTGCAATAGCTTCTTTTAATGCAGTAATATCCGCTTCATTGGACGTGTCGAAACCACCAGCGCCAGCTAGAGCGTCTTGAAATTCTTGAGAATTTATGACGGCCTCTATTGTCAAAGGGCAACATTCTTTTTTTGGTTCAATCATTTTCTTTACCTCGTTTGGAAAGTTTTCTCATTCTCATATCGGCAGCACACCAATATCCACTATTGGAAGCCTGTACGTCACTGCATTTGCCAAGTTTAGAACATCAGGGTTGTAGTTGGTTCTGGCAGCAGTACACGCCCAAGTGATTTCTCTTGTGACCGTTAAAGCGCCAGCGTCGCACAATAGAGTGCCGCCATGCCCGCCAATTGTATTGGAATCCATATCAATGCGATTAGTCTTTGAAAGCCTGATATCCTTGCCAATATTTTTTGTGCCACCAGCGCATTGAACTCTAACAGTTGACCTAAGCAAAACGCCTATTCTGGTTCCGTCGGGGAACTCAAAGAAACGCTCCCTTGAAAGCCGCATAAAATAAGAAGCGTTGATATTTAACCAACTACGTTGAGCCAATGTGAAATTCTGCACGTCGGAAAGAATGACGTGAAAATCGCCATCGTTGGGCAAATCAACAGCTCTAAGCGCGACCGGATCTCCGAATGGTATTTCTATGACTTGAGCGTCTAGGTCAAAGGTTTGCCGGTTGCAATCAACTCTCATGATATCAACCCCAAAGAGACCAAGGTAGGTCGAATACATCGCCCTGCCCTAAGTTTACATGCGCATCAAAAGTCGTTTGTGCCGTTAAGTTTGTATGACCAGAACCAGCACCATCAACAGCACCGCTTGATAGAGTCTGGCCTACAATAACGTCACCTGCGTTTGTCCAATTCAATACTGCATTACCATTAGGATTAGCGCCAGCAGTTAAACCGTCTATAAGCCCTGAATCGTATGCAATTGAAGAGCCTCTGCCAGCCGCAAGCATCGTTAGTCCAGTCGTGTTTTCTGCATTTTCAAGGGCTGTAACTCTAATCTCAAGCGCCTCTACCTCCGCACAGCATTCTTGAAGTTCAGCAATAGCCTCATTTATTGATGTCAAATCAGTCGGATCTGGAATTTGAGATTCAAGCCTATTAATGATTGCGTTGAAATTAGCGGAAGTCATGCGTAAACCGCCATTTTCACAGGCGTTTTGAGCGAAGCCCTCGCAATACTCCTCTTCCGTTAATTCGGCAATGTTAGTTGAATTTTCAGCAAACGTACCCATTCAAGTTCCTTAAGCAAAATCGTTTACGCCAGTATTTTCAATCGGCACTCCAGAAATCGAATTATCGCCATTATTAGGCAATGTCGCAATAAGAACAGGAACTCCAAAAGGGAATATCGTGTTTTTAATGCAGTTTATTTCTGGTATAAATATGCCACTTAACTGTTTTTCAATACTTATTTCAGAATTAGGATTATCAATAACAGAGGGGTCGTAATATATCAAATTGGGTGGCGCTGATAAGACAATATGAACGCCACAAGAGCAACCTGCCAAGCAACCAGCTTCGCCAATTCCATCCATTACAAATGTCAATTCAATATCAGGCGCGAAAAATTCAACCGCCTTTGACAAGAAGCCAACGCTCCCAACTGGGCAATCAGGGTCGCTTAACAAATCAATCCATTCACAGAGCTTTTCCCTTGTTTGATCGACACAAGACGGGAACGAATAAAGGTCAGCCCAATAGTCAAACAAGCGTACTGAAGTGCATGGGTTAAGTTCGTTCCATTCCTGACATATCCGAGCATTCCAGCACGACTTGATATGACCAAGCGCCCTGACATAATTTGAATATGTAGATTCCCGCGAAGCGTCCCATAGAGCGCCTTTGGGTAATAACGAAAGCACCTCATCCAGACCATCGCAAGGCTCTGAATGACAAGGCTCAATGGGTTTAATCAAGCATGACATTGATTAGCACCCGTGTATTATTTCAACGCATGAATAGATATCATACGGCTCAGCAGGGAAATCACAGCAACCAACCAAAGAAGCGCCAAATTCTGAATATTCTGCATTTAAAAATGCTATGAAATCAGTCGCAACAACCGCCTGACCAAGCCCGTAATTTTCTATTAGCCATTGTTTTATAGACGCCTCTACAGCGCAATAATCAGGGGCTTTGCACCAGCTAATTTCGGGTGCGAAAACCTTAGCCGTCGCAGGACTTAGAGCAGGAGCGCAACCTGCTGGCGTTAAACAGGGGTCATTGAATGAATCGGCTATGTTTTCCAAATCCTGACAAGTAGGAATACCACAAGGCCGCGTGTCGTCCATCATTGGGAAAATGAAGCCATCCTTGAAATATACCCTCGTGATACCTGGATAACCATTAACAATGGTTTCATAAGATTTCTGACTGCCAAAGAAGAAACTCTTTGAACGTTCTGCGAATATTCGATTTCTGAAATCCTCATCACATTCAACATCAGCACCACCAACGATGCCACAAGAATAAACCTCACCATCAAGAGCCGTTTCGAGTGGCTGATTTGGTAATGAATTTTGGTCAACCCCGTTGGCATTCGAAGTGACTGGAATTTCTGCCATTCCATCCACAAGCGCAACCGTTTCCGTTGCAGTATATTCCACACCATCAGCCGTTGTAAAAACCTCACCTGCGTTTACCGTCGCAACTGTATCTGAAGTAAACTTGACGCTTCCCATTGAGGGTCTCTCACCAAGCCTAAAGAAGCTTAATGGTGGCGTCGCTGCCAATAAATCAAGCGCCTCCCCTTGCACTGTTCTAATGTTCAAACGTGCATCAATGCCATTCCTAGCCTCGTTATATCCTGACCACGCTAGGCCACCAATAACAGTCGCGTTTATATCAAAGAAATTAGGCTTAGACCAAGCATCCGATTCAGGCACGTAAGCGCGAAAAATGCTTCGAATAGCATCAATAAATTCTGATTCTGTTTCTGCGTTTTCAAAACTCATATCGTCACCGAAAAGATGCTTCTATTTCCAACCAATAATTCAACGTCAACATCAACGCCTTCTACCGTCTTGACAGCATCAACCCTTAAATCATCAATCTGATTTGTCCTGATTAGCGGGTCGATTGCTTTCCTAACCAACTCATCAACTTTTAAGGCCGTAATCCCCTGCTTGCGGATTGACCAAAGTTCATTCCCAATCGGGAAAGGCATAAATTGATCTCCCCACCACCCGCGTTCATTGTCAAAGCGCGAATCCGTACCAAGCTGGATAAGAGCCGCGCTAATAACATCGTTGCCGCCTTCCAAATCGCCTGAATTAACCTTCAGGTCGTGATTGGTCGTGTCGCAATCGCCCTCTCCATAGAAAAATGAAGGGCTGACAATCTGTTCGTAACAAGGGCAACAATCACTCATACAGGCTCTCCAGTTGTGCCGCCGCCAGTTCTTACCCCGCCATGCCTGTGGGTTTCCAAGCTGATACCGTTTGACACAATATCAAGGCTCGTTTCCAATCGACCGTTCTGGACAGTGAGAATTGACTGGCCGCCAACAATCAACTCCAAAATAACACCCTCATCTCTAATGACAAATTGAGTAGCACCGTTATATAGGTACGTTTCCCCTGGCATCGCCTTGACCATACCGCCGTGTGGCAGTGCAATCACGTTATCAGGATCGCCATTTATCTCTATTGCAATGGATTCAGATTGTTCGCCTTCAGGTGGAGCATATGAAATCCCACCTACCTGATATTGTTCTGTGTCAACATCAATTTCACCAGCTACACCATCCCAACGCGCGACCTGCTTTTCACCTTCCTCTGGCAAAGTCTGTTTAATCTTTATCCGTCTATTCGTCATATCAATGCACCCAATAGATTTCCAAAAGCGCCAGTCCCGCGCCTTGCAGCAGCAGGTGAAGTGCCGCCATTTGTTGAATAAGTTCCTGGAACCTTAAGCTCTAATGTTGTGGATATGCCATCGGATTCTGATAGCGCAAACGTCACGCTAGAAATTATCAATTCCTGATTGATATCAACCAAAGGTTCATTGACAAAAACTCGAGATCCGACAAGCCAAAGCTGGCCGTTTGGGTCAAAGAATGATTTTACCTTGACAGTCGCGGTTACTGAATTGCCCAAAAACCGCCGGTTGACATAATCAGCAAATGATTCCTGCTGTCCGATGTCTGAAGTCTCAAGAATAACCAAGGGCGTGTAACGAGTGACCGATGGGTTTTCAACGCGCTGTTCAACTGATTGCTTATCATCGAAATCGTTGTTGAAACTCTTGCGCTGCGTTTTCAGAATTATCTCAGAGTGAGATTTGGAAACATCATGATTTGCGGATATTTCACACCAGACACCAAGCGTTATTGGTGGTGGTGAAGCAAATGAAGGGTTGTCAGTAACAATTACTGCAAGGTCACGGTAAGAAACAGCCAGCAATCCATCACGCTCTGCCAAGCGTTTTATAATCGAATAAGGGCTTGAATTAGCAGCTATGCGAAATCCCTCAGCGCCTATCGCGGTCATGCCGGATTCGAAAACAACTGGAATATTAAAAGGGTCTAACACTTCCTGAATTATCTCTTCAGGCGTAGTATCGCGCCATGCAATCGTGCCAACGTGAGAAGATTTTACAAGGTCATATAAATCAGATTTCGCAGACAAGTTTATTGAGTGCGTCCCCTCTGCGATCTTTGGAGAATAGCCTGTTATATAGCCATAGAACACGGGATTATTGTCAAACGAAAGCCTGATAGCAGTGCCGCCTTCTACATCCCAACGCGCAAGGCCTTCCTGAAATCGGTCGGTCGTTTCCATGCTTAACGTTTGGTATGCGTTATCAAGGGTTTGGGTGAGGGAAAAAGACTTCCACCCTGTCCATGACTGCGTTCTTGTTTCAAGTGTTACTTGTGTCATGGCCTGTAAACCAAATCATTGATTGCAGCGCCAGAAACACCTCTTGAGAGCGAAATCATCTCATTCGAACGTGATATATCGCCATATAGTTCATATGAAGCCACAAGCGCGTTATATTCACCTGGGAGTGTCTCTTCTTCTATAAACACAACAGACTGACCAGCCTGTGATATCAGGCAGTTAATCTGCATTTGAATATCAATATTCGTGATACGGTTTTTAAGAGCAATTGCGCGGGCTCTAAAATCCCTAAGCTGACAAGCAGTCAACCCATCTTGAGAAATGGATTCAAGATAAAACTGCAATCCAGTTAAAGCGAATAGATCTCCTTGCCTTGTACCGGCACCGATATTTGAAGCCGCATTAAACAGCGCCTCACCTGCTCCATTGGAAATCAAGGTCTCGAATACGCCATTAACGATTGCAACGTTTTCAGTTGCATTTTCCGTTGGTTCAATATTTTGTATCGCGCCAATAGTATCAGTGAAATTATCAGTCGGGTTTATGACCAACGCATTAGTAAGTTCATCAGCAGCATTTGAAAAGCCTTCTTGCGCATCTGCCAAAGGCTCTTGAAACGCATCCGAGTTGTTGGACAGTGTACTACCAAAACCATCAACAGCTGCTACCAAACCTTGTATTGCGCCAAGCAAATTCGGGTAAGGTTCGTTTGAAAACTCGATAAGCGTTAAATCAAATTCAACATAATTCAGCTTTTTATTGTCGAACCTGTAAACCCAATCCACAAGCGAAACGAAATGCGTTTCATTTTGCGTTGGCTCAAAGAAGTCGCCCGATATCAAAAGGCTTCCTGCCTGTTGACCAAGCGCTAATGCAGTCGGAGCGCCCCAGCGCAATTGAGCCGTTCTTAACTGGTCACGGAAATCCTCACCATGGAAAGCGCCCTTAACCTTAAATTCTCTAGGCTTGTCACCAAGTAACTCGTTATAATGCGCATTTGTAAAAGGGTATAAATGCGTAAGCACTCGGTATCCGCCAGAATATTCGACTGGCAGAACTTCGAATTCAATCCCCTTGAAGGAAGCGATACCATATTCAACATCACAAAAACTCATCCGCCAAACCTCGCATTATCAAAGGTTGGGAGCGTCGATCCTGCTGAATCAACAATACCCGTACCAACTGCATTTGCTTGTACGTTCGCCCCCTGCACATTGCCTGTAATCTCAACAGAAATTTTGCCGCTATCTGCGCCAGTACGGGCGGCAGCAGGTGCATCGGGATTAAACCTTTCAAGCTGATTAAGACTTCCAAAGCCAGCCAATTGACCAAGCCTTGTTGATGAAAGGCTGTTCATTTTTGCGATAATATTATTGATGATATCAATCACAAAGTTTGAAACGGTTATGAACGTATTTCTTAAAGATTGCCCAATAGCAAAACCAAAGCTTTCCGACGATTTCTGAAGCGTTGTGATTGCATTTCCAACAAGCTTAACCGCCTGTACGCCAATCAGGAATGTATTCGCCATGACCTTTGCAGCATCTCCCAATGACTGGATAGTCGGGAGGAATGCGGCAGCTTGAGTTGTGACAGTCTGGAAATCAATTTTTGCAACAAATTCCGATATTCTCTGGATTACTGAATCAACGCCTTGCGAAATTAATTGTTTGTTGCTGGCAATAAATTCCAATAGCCGGTTTATAACGGGGGTCATGGCAGCACCAAGGCGACCAAAACCCTCTCTAGCAAGTGAGGAAATTGAAAACAAAAGTCTGCCTAATGAAGCCGTGTAACTAACAGCACCCTGCTCACCCGTCTTGGTGAGAAAGTCTAAGCGTTCATATTTGGCATTTAATTCAGCGACACTCTTAGCGCCCGAAGCGAGTACAGCGCCTAATATTTTGTTTGCCTCGCCACCTGCCAACTGATCCAGCGCAGATTGAACATCTTGAACCGTTCTTTTCCCCTCACGGACAGACTTAATTGCTTTATCAATAAGCTGGTTTATATCTGCCTTTTTCACAACGCCAGCGATTTCAGCAGTTTTAAATCCAAGACCTTTAAGGCCTTCTATGGCAGTTTTTGGCAACTCACCAGCAGCAGCAATTTCACCAAATTTGTTTACAATTTCCTCTTGCAAATCAACTACGTTTTCAAACCCAAGGCCAAGCCCCTTAGAAACGCCTGCAAGACCTAGAAAATCTTTTCGCGTCTTACCAACAGACTCTGCAAGTCTTTTTGTCTCTGCCGTCATTTGGTTAGCGACTGTCATAGCAGCGCCTAACCCACCAGCGAAAGCAAGCCCACCAATTGAAGCCGTTTTAAGCGCCTTACCCATAAAACGGGCAGCACCAGCCGTTTTCAAAATTCCCTTTGAGGCAAGGTCTTTGAAGCGAAGCGTATATCTGGCAACTACATCAGTCATTTGAAGCCTTGCTTATTATCTGGTTTGAAAGCGATACAGCCTCAATAATTCTTTGCGCTTCAGTAAAATTCATTTGCCATACTTCAGAAGGCGAAACACCGCATATTTGCGGATTAATCAAATGACCTATAAGAACATCAAATTTGCTTTCGCCTGACATATCAACAAAGGTTTTTACTTTTCCTGTTCGGGGGCTAACTCGATGGACAATACCAGCCTGAGCATAAAAAAAGCCTTGACCACCTCCTGAGCCTGAATTGCCTGAAAGCCAATCAAGTCAAGATTCTCATCCGTTAATTCAATATTAGAAAACCAATCGCAGTAGGCAAAAACCTTTTCATCATCAATCTCAATCTCACCAGACTGCTGATATGAAACAGGATTACCCATGCGCATCATTTTTCCTATGATACCTGGCTTATCCAGATTGATCTCAAGGGCTTTTGTCTTTTCGCCATCCTTGTCAACAACGGTATTTTCGAATCGAAACTTGCGAAGCATTTCAAACGAATCCATTTCCGCTTTTGCATCAGAAACAGCCTGTTTCAATTCAGCTTCAGCAGATAGCTTATCAGCTTCCTTATCCATCGGTTGTTACCCGTGTTTCATAGGCCACTTCAAAGCCTGAGATAGTTCGTTCAAAGATTGAAAACTCAGGCTCACCAACAAGGAAAGCATTCAGATAATCTATTGTCAGACTGCCGTCGTCACAGTCATCATCAAGCACAACAGTCAGGGTAAACCTGCGACTTCCACAAGTGCTGAAAAAAGCGACAAGATCCTCAAAATCTTGAGGGTCAACTTTTACAGAATCAACGCTAAGCATTTTTGCCTTTGCTTCAGACTTTACAAACACTCGACCAGAACGTGAAGCCTCGGCCTCGTTAATAAAGCTTGTGAACTTATCGGTCACATTTCCCATGATTTCCCATGGCTGACCATCAATAAAAACCTGCCCGCTTGCCATTTACTGAGTCCTCAAATTTACGGTTACGCAGCAGAGCGCACAAACAAGCTCTGGATCAACCGATATTGCAATACAGCCCGCATCATCCTGTTCAATTTGAATGGAAGATATGAAGCCAGTGATATTCTCGATAAGGTCGCGATTTGATAATTCTTGACCAAGGGTAGCGATATAATTTCTCAACGCAGGAATGGTCAGAACCTTTGTCCTGCTAGAGCCAACCACGCCATCAGCTCGGAAAGCATAACCTGAAAAACGTGCGGTAATCATTTCCTGCATGTATTGACTGATACAAGCCATGATAGCAGGTTTGTTAACATCGCGTAGGCTATCGTCAAGAGTGCCATTGTCGCGCGTTGTGAAGGTGGTTACAGCCCGTCCTATGGTGGCCGTATTGTTGCTTGTGTAAGCTAAATAACCAAGGCCAGCGTTTACCAAATCATCAATCTCAAATGTCGAATAACGATCTGCTGCTTCAGGCGGCAAGAAATCAGTGAAGGCAATGCCGGAAAGGTTTTCAGCAACAACGCCACTATCACACTTCAAACGCTCATAAAGCTCTGCGCCATAATAGCTGGTAAGCAGATAAGAAGGCTGCAACGCGCCATCCACGCCCACATAAGAGAAAAATGCGTTATTGAGATTTCTGGCAAATGTCTCGCCTTCAATCTTAGTGCCATAAAAAGCACCATAAACACGAGTTCTAGCGCCACCCGACCACTGCGAACATGCATAAGTTTCAACGGAAGCAATGGAATCATCGTCAGTGTAAGGGTTTATAACAAACGAAAATCCATCGGATAGGCTTTCGATGCAGCTTAAGTCTGGAGTACCAGTCCCGTTATTACCTGCAACCGTCAAAGTCACTTCGGTTGAGCCAGCCAAATCAGGACGTACAGAGTAAGATGAACGAATATCCAGATACCCGCCAACTTCGCCATTCGCAAGTGTCTCAACTGTAACCGTGTCAGTTGCTACAGTAACAGTAACGGTAGGATCTTCAGCGTCAATAACGGCAGCAATCTTCGCAGCAATATCATCATTTGTTTCTGCAGCAGGGTCAAATGAAACTGAATAAGCGTTACCGTTTACCCAAAAATATACGATGCCCGGCATTGTCGCAGTATCAACACCAGATACCTGAATAGTTTTAATGCCTGGAGTGCCGTCATTTGGTAGTGGCAGAATCCAGTATTCACCACGCGGATATTGTTCAATTGCAGCGTTAACCTGCTGCTCAATCATTGAGCCAGTGCCAAGCAAGGCCGTGTCGATATCGCTATATTTAACAGGCTGGCAAGTGGCGATAGTCGCATCGTCTGCAACTTGCCCTATAATTAGAGACTTGTCTGTTTGCGACCCGATTGATTGCTGAGGGTCAAGAATGATATTAACGCCACACTGCTCGCGGCTAAAATTAATCGTACAATCGCGGATTTCCGGCATTACAATCTTCCAATCCAGTTAAGTCTGAAAAGTCGAAACACAGTTCAGTGTCTAAACAGTCGCTTTTAGAAATACATTCTTTATAATCAAATGTAAAATTTAACGTCCTTACCGTAAAATCCCCATCAAAATCAGTCTCTTCCGAGATACTTACATTGAAGGTATTATGGTCAGCACGTTTAAATATTGGCTTCAGTTTTTCGCCCGTAATGGCGTTCGTAAGCGTCGCGTAAGAATACAGCCTATGCCATATTCTTTCCTCAATTATATCCAAGGAATCCTGTCTTTTATTGGCGTCTTTTTCGCATGAATAAACATGAATATTGAAGGATATTTTAGAGTCGCATAAAGTGCTTAAAATGCCCGTGTGCGTTACATTTGATATCTCAATAACGACAGCGTTTTTTGTCCCATCAGCGCGCCATTCGCCATCAGCATCACTAACAATCTGAGAATTGGTTTGGACAAATATACCTCGCGCCTTGTTGTCGCAGTTATCCAATAGCGCCCCGACTTCACAATCGGCTGTCTGAGGGATTTCCTCACTCCAAAGTAGTATCTTGAGATATTGCCGAATATGTTGTCTCATCAGCATGGAGATAACTCCGCAATTTCTGCAAAAAATTCCACACGTTGATCAGCGCATTTGTCCTCTTGAGACACGTTGATATGAATATAACCCCTGCTTTTCACCTCTACTGAAAGAACGCGATATGCAAACCCGCGAACTTCAAACTTTGAACCCGTAGCTGGGCAAGTTATATCAGAATCATGAAAAGCCGAAGGCTGAACTTCAAAATGCCCTGCATACCCAAATAGCATTGGGTTAGCGCCTGGCATTCTAAATTCTGCGACGGCGTTACTATCCTCTGGAATATATTGATAATTCACTACAACCCATTGAGGCTCTCCCTCGCAAGGGATATGCCTGACCCATTCACCACAATGAGACAACCGAGCCTCAATCAATTCAGCAAATAAGTCATTTCCCGTTGGCAGGGAATCAGGCTGGAAAGGTCTAACCGAACGCATTCTGCATAAGCCGTGAGAACTTCATACTCACGCCTTTCATGGATTGATATATTTTGGCAGAACCAGCTTTTAATTCGCCAGTTTTCAAGTCCTGAATGCCTTTGATAAAGCGATTTCTTGAGGCTAAGCAGATTCCACAACGAGAGGTTGCTTTGTTGCCTGTGATAGCTTCATAAAGCGACACGGCTTCCTTTTCATAAGCCTCAGTATCACCGCCCTGCTGGATAAGGTCGAACAACTCATCAAGCCTTGCTTGTTTGGCTTCAGGGTTCACAATGCTACGTTTAACAATCATTCCCATCACTTCACCTCTTTTGCGGCCATTACGCCTTGCTCATTGATTACATGACGCTCCACTAGAAGTTTCGTGATGCCGTCATAGTTGCTTTTCAAAACCGCATATTCTGTTTCAAGTTTTCGCAAGCGTTCCTTGGTATCGTCAGTGCCAAACAGCTTTGGAAGTGCAGCAGTTGCGCTTGTCATAAGTCCGCCAATAATCATCAGAACAACCTTTTCACTGGCGGCTGGCAGTGGCACATAAACGAGAAACAAAACCATTCCGACCAAAAGCAAGAGGAATATAAAAGCGGCAAATTTTTCGAATACTTTCATTATGCAGCACTCGCCAATTCTTCACACCCAATCTTTAGAATAGAAGGTTCAGGGTGGCCTTTGAATTTCCACAAGGCGCGGTCGCGGCCTAGGAAATCATCAGCAGCGATTTGGCAGGATTTTTTACTGGCAAAAAATTGAGGTGAATAGCTTGCGTGGCAACCCATCACACCGTTTTGCAAACCACAAAAGAAGAAGAAAGCAACCCACATTATTTTGCATCCTCTTGCGTAATCTCCGAATCAGGCAATTCGTTGAGACGTTCATTCAAATCTTGAATAGCGTCTTGGAAAACCAAAGACGCATCCATTAGATCCATACGCTTATCAGGATGCACTTCACCTCTGCCTTCAAGGGCTTCAATCTCTTTTACAAATTCTTTGAATTTCATTGTTTCATTCCTAGAAGTTTTGAGTGAATGTGCCGTTTGGCGGGTTTGTAACCGTGTATGTGCGCCGACCGTAGCCGTGCAATGCAAAGCGAACTAACGTCCAGTTTTCGGCATAAAGGTAGTAATAAGCAGTGAATGATGAATAGTAGATACGACCTGCGCCATTCGATCCACGGAACCGCAAAAGCCCCTGACCATGACAGCTAACTGCGTAAATACGGCCGCCAGTAGCGTTCTGGAACCAGATATAGCCATGACCATTTAAGGCATTGTAATACATGTAATGAGTGCCGGTTACGTTCTGGCTATACATGCTTGAATTTCCAGAGGCCTTATTATAGTAGCCGCGCAAATTCACAGAGTTGTTAGTGTACATATTCGATGTACTATCAACATTACAGTAATAGAAATAACAGCCTGTAGAAGTGCCGCGATGTTCAATCAATGACCCGTCAGAAACAGTGGAATAATAAACGCGACATTCGTTCACTGTGTTCAGGAAGCGGATTCTGGAGTTACTTGACACGTTTACTCGGTCAATCCTGTTAGTGCCAGCAGTAGCCGCATTTTGCGCATAGGAAACGCCACGGAATGACGAATAGTTCACAAACATAACACCGCCCAAAACCTGAGCGTATGAATAATCGCGGAAACCAGAATATTGGCAATCCAATCGCGCCCCAGCAGAAACCAGTAGTCGGCCAAAATTTTCAAGTGTCACGTAACGCAAAAATACTCTTAAAGCATTATTTGCATTGATTTGTGAGTTGTTTGAAATTGTAACGTAAGCAATATCAAGAGTACCGATGTTCTGCATTGCAGTGTTGCTTCGGCTGTCAAGAAACTTACAGTAGCGTATGCCAGAACCGGTAGATCCAGTTGTGTTTATGTTAGAGAAAGCAAATTCATTTTCATGAACGTTGTGATCCCCAAATACAGCAACGTTAGTTCTTGAAAAAACATTTCTGTAATATTGCCTGTTGTTCAGAAATCTTGTGTTGCTGGTATTCCCAAATTCGTTTGAATAAACATTCCCTGCCGTTTGATTAATTGTAGCATCAGAATGGACATTGTTGTTAGTGAAATTGCCATCTGTAATTATAATATTAGCAGCACTTGCAACTTCATTATTATCAAAGTTGGCATCACCATTAACAGTAACATTTGCAGCCGCCATAATGACGTTTTGGTCAAAGTCAGCCGTGCTATTCATCGCAACAATGCTATCAGCACCGACTTTGTTTTCCCTGAAATCACCAGCCGTAATAGTCACGTTTGATTCTGTGTCGAAAGTATTTCTTTGGGTATTACCCTCCGAAACAACATTTGCCTCTGGCATGACCTTATTATCAATAAAGCTACCACCATTAACGCGAACTACAGCATCACTTTCAATTGTGTTACCTGTAACGGTGCCAGCAGTATATCTGAAATCAGCTTCGAATACGCGGTTTTCGTTTACAGCCGCAACGCCCCATGGGAAAACATCAACTTGCCCTCTCCCTGATACCTCATTGCCTATATTATCAGCTAGATATTCAAGTCTATTTGCGTCAATGTCATACCGACCGTGCCATGCTACATTATCAAATGTAGTCAGAACATGAACGTCCTGCGAAAGCGTTTGCTCATCAACTGCATGTAATAGAATAGTCGCGGTTCCAACAGTGCCACGATTATAATTTGTAACGACATAATGACAGTCTTTGTTAAGAGAACCAGAATTACGCAATGCTCTAAGCTGCCCAAAAGTCATTGGATTAGGGCAAGTGAAGCCGCCAGAAGGTTCCTCAACCCAAACGCCAGCGCCTCCCTCATATTTGAATATAGAAGTAACAGAACCAGTTGGAGTACCATCGCTAGTAACCCAATATTCATCACCATCATTGAAGTCACCCACTGGGGGAATTGGGTTCTGACCTGTAAAAAAATGGTCAGTTACTTTTGTGAAACCAGTATCTGTCATGCAGAAAAGAGAGGCTTTCGCCTCCCCTCCTTATACGTCACCCTTGTCTGGTGAAATGTTGTTGTACTCAACTGAAACTTGAACAGTAAGCGCGGCGTCAGGGTCGCCATTACCGTCAATCGGTACAGCGCGGAAGCCATCAATCTCTTCCCATGTATCAAGGTCAAAGCCCTTGCCTTCAGAGACTTCAAATTCCTTGGCAGTCGCACTTTCAGCAGGATCAGTGCCATCAGTTGTGTAAGAAATGCCAGCGGCAGTGTTGTCGCTGTCAGCCTCAACATGAACATATGCATGTTGTGGGAAGTTCTGGCCTTGTGAGTTTGCAACCGTAGGGATATTTGGAAGGGAAGTTGATGCGCCAGTCACGTCAAATGATTCCTCACCCATTTGCAGCTTTTGCGGCTCTGGAGCAACCATTGCAAGGTCAGCAGGTGTATAGGCAGAGCCATCGCCAAACTGGGAGTACGTAGTGCCTGTAATCGCACCAGCAGCATCAACCATTACAGTCTGGTTAAGGCGCTCAACAGCACCACTTGCAAGGGTTTCATAAGCTTCCTGCGTGGTTACAGAACCAGCCGCTTTTGTAAATCCGGAATTAGTCAAAACAATTTCTCCATTGTCAGGGTTGTTGTAGTAAAGGACGGCATCACCGCACTCGTTAATACCGCGATAGACTTCGCAGCCAGTCGCGCTATCAATCATGTCAGTTTCCCATGATTCAATAATCTTGAGAGGGTCGCAGTCTGCACTTGTTGGACAAGCGATCTCCTGCAACCATCGGCTAGTTTTCCAAACCATTTCGCTACTCCTTTTCAGGAAGTTTCAGCGTTTTCTTTTCTGTATTCGGATTTTCTTCAGGCTTGCTTTCAGGTTTTTTCTCAGGCTTTTTGTCAGCCTTTGAATCTGCCTTTGGCGCGGAAGCCTCTTGTTCCAAGACCTCCGCTTTAGGTTTAAGCAATCCGTGTTTATCCAAAGAATATTTGATTGGCTCTTTCACCGATTAACACTCCTTGCAGAATTCACAGTCGTCAGAAACAACCTTCACAAGAACAGCGCCATTGACGTTCGTTGGAAGCATCAAGCTACGATGCTCGATCCACTGGTCAGTCGTGCGGCACTTGCGGTCGTAATCTTCATTCATGAAGAAATCGACGCCATCAGGAAGGCGCTCACGGTAGTCACTTGACCATGGATTTATCAGGTCAAGGCCGCCAAAGCTTCCGCTCATTGCGATAAGAACGTAACCTTCAGGAACGTAGTCAGTAAGTTCATGGTTTGAACTGTAGTATTGTCCATTTGCAGTCCAATGACGGAACCGACCGCCATTAGTAGCGCCTTGGAAAAACACGCCAGCAAATTGAGTGTTTACAAGCGATTCAAAGCCAGAGAATTGACGAGGGTTTTGGGCAAGTTTTGCCTCAAGTGTCTCGTGCATCTGGATTGCTTTCCACGATGTATTTGAGTGAATAATGTTCACATTACCCATGGCAGCATTACAACGCGCCATGTTCTGAACAATTTCCTCAATAACTTCCATTGGCTCTGCACAGGCTGCGCACCAATCATTCTCAGTGCCAGTCAGGTCAATGTTTGCAAGGGCATCATCGCGCTTAAAGTCGAGAATGCCCATTTCCTTATCCACGTCAGAATAAAGTGTATAAGCACCGTATTTCAAAAGCTCCCAGGATTGCGCATATTTCAGCTTGCGGATTCTTTGAACCAAAGTAGCGCCAGAACGATTGTAGGCAAGGTCGTAACGACGGTTAGGTCGGTAGTATTCGCCACGCTCATCAACACGTTCTTCATCAACGCGACAACCATCAACTTTTGCTTCCTCACGGATCAGGTTGAAGTTGTATCGGTCAATTGTCACTGAGCGGTCAGGGTTTTTAACGATGTTTGGGAGGTCACACTGGCCAGAGTGAAACGCTGGCATAATGTCGCCCTCGACATAGTTGCGAAGTTCAACGAACTCAGATTCGTCGCGGCGTTTGGTGAAGAAATTATTGTAAGCAAAATCAGAACCAAGGTCTATTTTTTGCTTTTCGATGAAGTTGATAAGACCTACTTCACGGTCACATACGCGGTTCATTATAGGGACTCCTCAACGTAAATTCCGATTTGGCGAAATGCCATGGCAACCGGCCAATAAACAGCAGCGTCAGTGGCATCCAAGCCAGCCGCAGCAGCGATTTGTTTCCAGCAGACAACACCGTCCCTCATGATAAGAATCATAGGGTCGTCAGCAGTTGCGGTTTTTGAAACCATTGAAATGCCCCAAAGGTTATCAGCAGTACCCGTAGGATCAGGGCTGATTTCACCAGTAGCAGGGTCAAGGGTTACAGGCATGCCGATTTCAAATGTCTCGCCATCTTTGCCAGTAATGCGCTGCTTCATTTTGCACTGAACTTCAGCACACTTTAGGCTGTCGTCAGAGATTGTGATTTCAACGCTTTCCAGCACAGGAAATTCGCAGTTACAGTTGCTCATTAAATTGCTCCAATTCCGGATTCTTGAATTCTTGCCAACGCATCTTCATAAGACTTTTTCTGCTCAGCAGTTTGCTTGCCAGTTGCGTCATCGATTGGGTCATTTTTGAATTCGCCAGAAGCCTCGGCAACGCCAGCGCCGCCATCTTCTTCCATCGCCTTGGCGAAAGTATTCGCTTCAATCGCAACGATAAGCTTATTCAAAGACTCGCCCTTGATGCCCTCGAATTCATCACTTGCAAGAAGCGTTTTGATTTCTTCTGGAGCTGCGCTTGAGAAAATCGCTTTTGATCGGTCAAAAGCCTCAGCCTGAGCTTCTTTGGCCTTTTCCTGATATTCAGCAACAGCATCAGCTTTTGCTTGGTCAATCAGGGCTTGAATGTCTGGAGTACCAGTAGCAGCTTCTTCAGCCTTAGCGCCTGACTTTCCAATTAGTTTGTTTGCATCCATTTCTGGTATCCTATTTACGTCATTAAAAACAGCGTCAATAGTTGTAGAAATACTATCAACTAAATTTAGTGTCAAAATTTCCTGCCCTTGCCACGAATTGCCCTCCCATTCGCGGATGGTATCGGTTGGTATTCCGCGCTTATTGGATACGTGTTCAAAGAATAATTCTGCTTCAAAATCAACCTCTTCTTGAAGTTTCTCGCGCTCTCTTTGGGTCAATGGAATAGCGTTATTGAATGCGCCTTTCCAAAATCCAGATTTGAAAACTTCAATAGAAATTCCTGAATTCTCAACCGCTTTTGAGTAATCATAAAATTCAAGATAAACGCCAATTGAACCCGCTCCAGATTGCTTATTTGCGACAAGTTTTTCACAAGTGCTTGCTATCTTGTAAGCGGCTGAATAAGCATTGCGCACATAAGCACGAACGGGCTTGGCAGTTGCTTCGATTTCCTCAATAACAGCGTCAAGGCCGCGCACATAGCCGCCACCGCTATCAATATCCAGAACAATCCCCTGAACAGAATTATCAGCCTCAGCTTGCGCCAAATAACGGGAAACCATCGGATAACCAGTGATTCCGAATTCTGTTATATCCTCTTGAATGTCCGGTATTAAAAGGCCGACGATGTTAATCGTCGCGATGCCGTTATCAACGCAATATCCTGGGTGGTAGCCTTCACCATCAAACTCAGACAGCGCCACAAAGTCTACACTAGCAAGCGCATCGTCGAGCGAGTGGCATGAAACAACTTCGCCATTTGCAAACTTCTTAAATGCCTGAATAGATTCCTCTTTGATATTGGTCATGTTTCTTCTGCTTCCATTTCCATTTCTGGTGGCAATTCAACTGTTTCAGTCGAAATAACGTCCGTAATTACCTTGAGTTTTTGCGCGGCTGTTAGCTTTAGCCCCTCGGACTCGGCAGCAGCATCAATCGTTGTGAGAATTTGCAGGGCTTCCTGACCACGTGACTCGATAATGCTTTCGAAGTCATCGCCATTCTCTTCTGCAATTTGGGTTCTTGAAGTTGTACCCGATGCCAAATCCATCACCTGCGAACGGGATTTCTTAACGGGATCTACATGAACGCGTCTTGCGCCTGTAAATTCGCAACGTGTGTAAGCTTCCTTGTTGGGGAAGTATGGCTTGTTGCCCAATAGCGGGATAATGCCACGGCTGATTAGCTCATCAAGAAGGGAGCGAACCATAAGCCTCAAGACCTTATGAATATAAACTTTGCGCTTGATGTTTATGTTGTGGTCATTGATACCCATCGTAAGCTGACCAGCAGAGAAATTAAGCCCCTTGAAGTCGCCAGTTGCGAATTCGTACCCCATGCCCAAAGAGTTAGCGATTGCTCTCTTGTGATTGCTTACATAGCTGTCCATCGTGCCAATTGTGTTAGGAGCTGCAAGGACTTTTGCATCCTCCCCTTTAAACAAGTGCATTAATTGAGCGCCATGCGTCTCAATAAAACGCTCTTCAAGAATTCTGCCTAGTATTTGGTCACGTTTATACGCTTTATCAGCGTCCTCAGATGCCTCCTGATTTGAAGGAAGCGCAAAATCACTACCACGGTCACTATCAATTCCAGCAAGCATATCAGAGACGCTCTCAGGGCTTTCGTCGGACGTAATAGTTATCGCGTAGTTTGAAGTAATGATTGCCTTGTCCAGATCAGCATCCTCAAGGCGCTCTACTTTTTTGTGACGTATCAATGAAGCAGCCGTCTGAGATATTCCGCGCGTATATTCTGCCATCATTGGCTCAAATACGTGAAAAAATTGCATGAACCCGAATGAATTTCTGATTGCAACCCGCTTAAATTCCATCCCGTTTGACTGAATAGTTGTTTCGCCAGCGCGGATTTGTTCAATACGATATGCTTTCGGAGCGCCATAGCGGTCTAACTCAATGCCTTCAACCATACGCGGCTGACTTGCGCCAAACGAACCGATGTTAGGATTGCGCACACGTTTAGGAGAAATCAGATTAAAGCATGTATTGATACCCATGGGGGAAGGTCGCCACTCCCTTGAGACCATCATCTCACCACTCAGGATATTATATCTGGCAAGGCTTCGTGCAAATTGCGTAAAGTCCATAACGCGATTTGATGAGACCCAATTTTCAGGGGAATGAATGTAAGAATGCAGAATATCCTCCGCATTCCTTGCCCACGCTTGCGCTTCCTGCTTGCTTACTCCAAATTCTTTATGATTTGGCATAAGTTGAACATTGGTTTTGGGACCGACGATTGCATCAACCTGCTTTTCAACCATACCGCGCATATAGTCGTTGTTGCGATATAGGTCATAAGCCCTGTTTTCAATTGCCCACTTATCGCATAGGTCTGAGCGCATGGTAGCAAGCGTTGAATGCCATTTTGCGACATCTTTATGAGCGATATTTGCAGCACCAAAACTCATAATCAGCAACCACAACCTGAACCGCGTCTAACTCGCGCATCTGAGTGGATAAATACCTTATTCGCCCGACGACGGGTTATCCCATCGCCACCAGCAGCGCAATCAGCACATAATTTCTTGTAATGATTAATAAGTGCCTGTAATTCGGTCATATTTGGCCTGAATATGGTGAACTTTTCACCGCCTATTTCATAGGAGCGTAAACCTTTATTCATTACCAAATCAAGTTGAAAATTCTCAAGCTGACACACCACGTCGCAAGGATTTGGACGGGTGCATTTGCAACGTTCAATAACTTCATCAAGAGTGCTAGGCATAAGACCACCAATGTATTTGGTGTTCTTTTTACGACATTATTGATTATCTTCCAAAAAACTTGGCATTTGTCGCTTATAGAATATGTGTCGCATTTAAGACATTTAATAATTTGTCGTTAATAAGCCAATGATGTTGCCAAATCAAAGCATTTGCGCTATTGAAGTAATTACTGGTCTTTTCTATATTTTGGGCTAGTAATTTTACGGGATTGGCGTTGCAAAGCCAATCCCGTTTCTGTTTTTACCTACGCAAACCCTGCCTTCTTAGGTTTTTCCTGAATTGGTCATTCACCATCCGCTTATGCGTTGCGAAAATATGCTTTTCCGGATTAGTATCCTTGTTATGAGCAGCATCAAGAACAAGAGCGCCAATATAGCTAACCTGCTTACTGCCTTTTTTTCTGTGAAGCGCAATAACCTGACCAGACCTGCGACGAACTATAAAGAATCCACGCTTGGCGCTAGCCTTAAGCCTTCCCTTCTTTGTGAAAAATCCGCTTGCCCTCTCATGTGGAATAAGCAAATAACGTTTTCCTTGAAACTTAATGCCGCTTGAAGCTTTCCGAGTTCCGGGATCAGAAATGTGATAGTGCAGCCATTTCCTATTTGTAAAGATTGATGATTCTATAGGGCGTCCGGCACTTCTTGCCTTATCGATTTGAAACCCTATCGCTCGGAAAGGGTTGCCCGTGAAGTCCATATCCCTGATAGCAGCATTCGTTGCAGACTTGCGGCCTTGGAATGCGACCTCATTCAGAGCTGCTGCTGCTGCCTTGTTTATTTTCTGCGGTGTCCTGCTCATCAACAGGGGAATATCGCGGTAGTTTATATCTGCCATGTTTGGATTCCGAGTAAGCAATAACGCCCTTTTTGTTTTTTACACCCATACGATCGCCACCGCAAAAATTGCAATCCTTAGACATTAGAATACCCGCCTTCCGTCGCGCATATGATCCCTGATATAAGCCTTTGCTGCCAGACAATAGACCAGCGTATCGAGTGCTTCGTTTCGCCTTTGGCTGTCATTTGTGAATACAATCTTATCAACGCCCTTTATACGCCTGATTTCCATCTTTTCAGCCGTCAATTGTTTAGCGTAATCTTTTGGCAGGTTTGCATCATAAGAAATTCTGAACGACCCATTCGGCTGGTCATATTTACGGATCGCATCATAAATTTTGTATTTGAGAATATTCGTGCCGATTGAATAAAACACGGAACCCTTAACGTCTCGATTTGTTGAAGCCTTGTCAGAGATTTCGTAATCAGCACCACCAACACCATTGATGCCAACGAAACGAACAGATTTGTTATTCGCATTGTGTTTTAAAAACTCATGCACAGTTTTCGTCTTGTGGCCTTGCGTGTCGATGCAAGCAACAGCAGGTCTCAGTATATTATCGCCACACTGGAAACGTGATTCGATGATCCTCATCCCCATCTCGATATAAGGCTCAGCCGTATCCATATCACCCCTGACCTCATCATAACCAAGCACGTATATATTATTCTCTTGGTCAAATCCTGCATACTGCAATTCGATACGGTCGTCTTGAACATCAACCCCAGCCGTGACAGCCACAATTTTTGAAAGGTCTTTTTCCAAGGGCATATCATCAATGATTGCCTCTGTAATCGTTCCCTTGTGCTTAATGCTCCAGGTCTTTGTAAGCACATTGTTCATGAAGGCTTGAATTTTGGTAATGTCACCCTGGGAATCAAGCCATTCCTCTACAATCTGCTGCCAAGTAACAAACGGCGAATATCCTGACCATGTTCTGAACGCTATATGGCGCGGTGCAATAGCCTCAACGCCATCCTTGTACCAAGCCATTGCGTCGTAAGTCTTGTAGCCGTTTTCACCTTCCCAATAACCGCCCTTGCTTACTTCATGTAGGCAACTGTTATCCCATGCTGATCCGCATTCCTTGCAATAGTGCTTTACTGTCGAAGGATCGTTTTCGCTCCACTTGAAACCATACTGAACGTCATGCCCGCCCCATTCAATAGTCGTGTGCGTTTCGCACTCTGGGCATTTTACTTTGTAGTCAAGAATGTCATTTGCAGCCATTGATGATTTTTGAATAAGCGAAAACCCCTCAAGCGTGGGTTTGGAAGTCTGTATCTGCTTTTTAAAAAGTGAATTACGAACGCGGGCATAACTCAGTGTAGTTGGATTGCCCCTTTTTGATACGTCTGTATTGAACAAGTCCAACTCGTCAAGAATTACCGCATCAAGCGTCATGCGCTCATATGAACTTGGTGAATGACCGCCTTTAAAATAAGCAACGCAACCACGAAAAGCCTTGTAGCTTAGTGTATTGTAGGAATTACTTTCTGACTTATCAATCATCAGATCCTCAACGAGCGGGCAATCCCTTAAAGAAGGCTGTATTTCAGACTTTACAAATTCATCACTATCACCTTTAGACGGCTGATAAAAACAGATATTCCTACGCTTATGCTCAATCAAATAGAACATGGCGGCAACGTCCATTTTTGTACCGCCAAATCGGGTTGGTTTGAAAAAGTCAACTTTCTCAATCGCATCATTACCCATGGCGTTTAATATCGCCACCTGAATAGGTATGGTTTTCCACTTGCCCGAAGTGTTAGAACTTTCAGACGACAAATAGAAATGATTATCAGCCCACTGGGAAGCGGTTAAAGGCTCAGGAACTTTGCCGATAGCAAGGCTTGATTTAGCCAACTGATAGGGCTTGTCATTGTCCAATTCAGAAAGCACGGTTGCGAACCTCAGTCATAACTATGTTCACAGTATCAAGGGTTGATTGCGGAATATCCGGATCACGCTTTTTTATTTCCATGAGCATAGTATCGAGAACATCAACAACCTCACGCGCCCGCCTCAAATAACCTTCTTCAACATCAGCCGCCAGAACAAGTACGCCTTCCTTCATATCGTTTTCGATTTTTAACTTTCGGATTTCCTGCGCTGTCTTTTCAGCCTTCAAATCAACAGCCGCATCACTGCGCTTTTCAGCAATTAGGTCAAAACACTTATCCAAAACATCGGCCACAAGGTAATTATCCGCATCATCAATCCGAGTAACCTCACAGTCACGACCCTTCATAGTCGTATGGTGCAAGCCAAAAACCTCTTCTGCCTGACGAGCAGTCATATACAAAAGATTTCTTATGTTGTTTTTTGCCAATTTAAAGCCTCACAAGAGCCATTCAGCACTTTTGCGGTTAATATTGCCAGAGTTGTAGCAAATATCGCTGTGTGAACCAAAATTTTTGGACAGAGAAAACCTAAACAATTCTGCAGCTACCCGTAAAATACCCAGTACCCAGGCACAGAACCTAATTTTTTTGAAAATGTTTTTTGATTTAGAGCTGGCGGAAGGCGGCTTTTGCTATTTTAAGCTTAACCACCTTCCAGATTTGTATGTTAACCGCGTTCCAAACCAGATCCAACCATGACTCGACCGCCTAAACCGAACTGAAACCAACAAAACGGAACACAACTTGACCGCCTAAACTTGACCAAACTGAACCTAACAGAACCAAACGAACCACGACCGCCTTGACGTAACCGCCTTAACTTAACTTAACGAAACATAGCATGAAGTAACTTGACCGCCTTACCTTGACCAGCACCCGCAAGCCTTTCAACCTGCGAATGCCACCTTATAATCAATGGCGCGATAACCACCTAAAGGATTTAGCTTGCAATCTGTTTGGGGAATGTAACCCGCCTTGCTTCCATCTCAACTTTTCGAATGCCGCCTATCTGAATGCCTTCTGTTTCGAAAGTATCGCCAAAGCGTTCAATCCATGCGGTTAAAGACGTAATCCCTTGACGCATTAACTCAGCCCGCATTTCAGGCGAATTTGGATCAAAGGCTTGATAGCCCCCGCCTTCCCGCCTGTTTTCCACTGGTGAGATAAATGAAGGGTATTCCCTAACCTTTACGCTAGAAACCTTTGATTTGGTTTCCTGAACCTCAACCTTGATGCGCAATCCCCTTGCGAAGTCTCTCGCCAAATCAACTCGGTATTGGTGAGCGGCCTCCTTGTCGGTTTTGCCAAAAATAAACGCATAAGCCTCATGTTCCGGCCGTTCCTGAATATATTCAACAAAATCGGCAGGTATATACATATTCCTGCCAGTGTCGTTTAGATATTCATTGATGATTCTCTGTCTTGTGTCTTTTGTAAAAGCCATTTGAATATCTCCTATGCCGCACGTTTGATGCGTTCTTCATTCATCAAGGTCATTAGCTCCCGAGTATCATCATCATAGCACTCTGGATTATCCATGGCTAATTGTTGAACCTCGCGGCCTTGAGAGACGATATCATCCCAAATCGGTTGCATATCGCCCAAATCATCACCATGAACGCTGAAGCAACCGTTTGAACCTTTGCCCTTTTCCTGACGGAAATCACCAAGCCCTGATATCATCCCTGCATTTGTCAGCAATGAAATGACACTGTGAACTGACAGTGATGGAGTGACGAAAGCGATATCAACCTCGGCACACCAATTCGGCAAGTAAGCGCGTGTGCGAATGTCTGGCGTCTTATTCATATCCGCAGAACGAACCACGTCCATTTTGAGATATGGCTTGCCCCAAACCCTGATTCGTTCATGAGGAATGAATATCAATCGTTGAACGGAAGTTTTGGTTACTCCCGGCGTTTCAAGAGCAGCCGTTGCCATTGCGCCCTTTACGCCAGCCGCAGGGAATCCGAGTAATGTTTCATCGCCCTTTATCTTGTAAACGCTATCCCTGAACTCTTGTTCCGGATTGTGTTTGATCTCCTTTTTTTGTGCAGCCGTTTTTCGACCTGCCCCAATTAGCAAGTCCCGCTTTGCCTTTACAGACATTGCGTTGTAGTAAAATGGTGTCTCACCAATAAGCTTGACAGTTACGCGACCACGCTTAAGCGCATCAATTTTCAATTCTGGTTCTGATTTTTTTAAAGCCATTATAGCCTCCTTTTAGGGGTGACAATGGCGGCCAACTGGTGTTAAAACCAGTTAGACAACGCCAGCTATACCCTGGTTGTTGTTTAGGATGGGCTAGAGATTGCCGTCTCGAACCCATCCGAATACAGTGCAATAGTCACATATCGCTGTTTACTTTACAAGCAAATAAACACGTTTTTTTAATAAAAAACACTGGTAAACAGTGGGGAACATTGGGAAACAATAAGAGACTTCGGAAACTTTGGGAAAAGACTAATTCTCAATAACTAAGCATACAAAGTTTCACGTGAAATTGTAATCACCAGACCTTTGAATCGCTTCCTTCACAATCATCCAGTATGGCGTCAATCAGGCTAGGATCGTCGTTTAGTATGTAGAGGATATCATCAACCAGTTCATTGAGTGTCATATCCCTGCTTAATGCTTCTGTGTTGACCTTGGAGTATTTGATGGATGGCTTGCACTCCAGACAAGCCTCAATGCGAGACACAGGCTCTTCAAGCAATCTTGCAATATCCTCAGGGCTTTTACCCTGTCCGTAGTGAAATCGCGCTGTTTGGCAAGGCGTTTGAAATCCGCCAGGTGGTATTTTTACATTTGAGCATGTTTTCTTTTTCATGATTTTGGGTTTACTCATAACGCCTCGCAGTTTTGAGAAAACGAATATGCATATATGTTTATATCAGAATTGTTACGTAAGCGAAACGATTTATGCAAAACCCACGATTGTTTTTGTTGAAGCTATTTCCCGTGCATCCCTTGTAATGAATAACCCCGCCACTCTGGTAAGGAATGACGGGGCTTGGTTAGCGAGTCGGTTGGCTCAATGCGCCTGAATTAACAGGACTAGATAATCAGGGCGAAGATTCCCCAAAATCATTACAGAACTTCGCAGAACAACATTGCCAACTCAGCGAAGGAGTATTGGAAGCCTTTTTGTTTATTTGGGTAATTATCCCCTTGGCATAGGTAGTTGACGCAACGCACGATTCAATTCATAAATACTTTCAAATACCTGGGAGATCGAATTGGTTAAAGAATTAAAAGTGCCAGACTTGAGTGGCGAAAATCCTCTAAAACTTTCTGAGTCTATTATTAAGTCGATGCAGAAACAGCTGTTTCCAAATGGCAACAAAGAATGTAAATGGTGTGGCCAATCAGGGGAGCATTTTATTCATCCTATACCCTATACAGGGGTTACATTTAGCATACCTCAAGACTATCATGTTAATAATAAAGTTACTCCCTTAATTTTTGTTGAGTGCAGAAGTTGTGGTAAGATTGACCAATTTTCAATGCATGCGCTAGGGTACACAACTAAACGGGGGAAACGTACCCGTGACTGATACCAGTTCTGAACCAATCGTCGAAAATATGAATAATTCAGACTACGTAACTGGACGAGAGCTTGATGCTTGTCTAGAATTGGTAAGAAAGGATGTTCAAAACTCGATGATAACCGCTGAATCTCAAATTGCTAAAGAGTTAGCCGAAATGAAAGGTCAGAACTTTTGGCTAATTATTGGAACAGGGGTGACAAGTACTGTAGCAATACTGGGAATAATGATTGCTGTAATGTCGTTTGCGGGTGATAGGTTTGATGGAGGGTTGTCTGCCTCAGGATTAACTGTGCGTTCAGAAAAAAATGCAGAGCAATTAGAAAGAATACTTAAAATATTAGAGGCGGATGCGGCAAAAAAATGAACCTAAATCAAGCTAGAAATTCAGGACAACTCGATAAGTTCATCAAGGATCGCCAGCAATTAACTGGCGATACCGATGCGATTGATTTTGTGATTAAGGCTTCGGAAAAGTCGTCAACAACTCAGGCAACATCGAAGCTGGCGACTTCCGACGATTAAAGCGGTATTCGCATTCCTTGGCATAGTTTGCAAGATACTTGCCAGATACCCAAATATGAGTGCCACCAATTGTTCTTTTCAATTGTGAGAAGAAACCTTCAATCATGTTTGTTGTTTCGCCTGTAGCGCCAACATATTGCTTTTTGGAGTGGTCAACTGACTTGTGTTCGTAATCATCAGTTTCACTTAGGATAAGATAGGAGCGGTGTTCGTCAGTATGTACTTCCGAACCAAGTTCTACATGGTCAACAATGTGAGGGATAAGGTCTTTCGAAGTTCTACCTGTAACGACTTCGGTAACGATATCGCCACCCTTTTCAGCCATACCAAGAACAACGTCCTTACCCTTACCACCTTGACCGCCTTTTTTGTAACCACCGACAAACGTTTCATCGACTTCTACAACACCACCAAGCATATCGTCACCATCGACTGCCGCTATGTGTTCGCGTATTTTGTGACCCATGCGCCATGCAGTCTTATAGGTAACACCTAGCTGGCGCTCCAATTCCTTGGCAGATACGCCATTACGGGTGGTGGTGAATAGGAATATAGCAAAGAACCACAATTGAAGCGGTGTTGAACTCTTTTCAAAGATAGTGCCAACCATAGGGTGAAGGTGGTGACCGCACCACTGGCAAGAGAAAGCTTGTTCAGCCTGAATACGATACCAGTTCGACTTTTTCTTGCACTTTGAACAGGTATGACCTTGACCAAAACGAACCTTGAAAAGGTGTTCTAGGCATATCTCATCTGTAGGGAACTGTTGAAAGAATTGACGAACGTTTGCAGGTTTCATTGTTGCTATCTCCTATGCCTAAAATATAGGAAATTAGCTTACGTATGTCAAGGGGATAATTACCTTTATTTGTTAGCTTTCCGCATGAATTAAATCATGGATCGAATGACACGCAAACGATGGGTAATTACTATAGCGGGTGATCAACCCCGCCAGCCTGTTGTCAGGTCTTAGGTCGCAGTGATATTAACTGTTTAATCCATGCCACGCGATTACATGATAATAATACAAAAAATAAAGATGATTTGCAAAAAAGAATCACCGAACCCTTAGCTATTTTTGGCCTTACCTTGTGTTGCCATTCCGCTATTCTGAAAATACCTTGTAGAAAAGCGCGCCTACAAAAACACCCCTAGAATATGAGGTCGCTTCACCAAAATCGAACTGTCCCCAAATTACAGAATCCACAAAAATAAGTACAAAGGGCAAGATGAAAAAACAAAACAGAAAAAATTCTATCCACTTTGCAAGATACCAAATTCTAGGGTGTGCTTGTGATAACTTCATCATTCCGGCCTCTCTACAAGACTGTCTTTCCAGTCAACTGTACCGCGTTTGTAAGACGTCAGAAAATTGTCAATTCGAACAAATTCCGTGCCTAGACTTGGCTGCCATAATCCCACGTTGTGTATTGGATTTGGCCTTTTGGTGCTGGCATATACGGCAGGATTAGCGCCCTCGTCTCTAAAAATGAACTTAAACCGATCATCAATATGGCTCCAATCTATGCTGTCCGGAATGAGCTCTGGTGCTTCTTCTGGCTTGATGCGGTAGCACGCAAGGCTATGCCAACCAGGTGTTGAATCATTAATGTACCAAATTTTATGATTGTAAAATCTATACTCAATTTGTTTGCCATCAAGAGCCGCTCGATAAAGCTTTGCTTTTTGCTTCCAACTCAACTCACCAAATGGCTTTACGCCGTCTATTTTATTGCTCATTGGTTTTGTCCTTTACATTCTTCTAATGCTGCGAATTGATGAGGCGAGAAAGTTGGAAACCTTGACCATATTCGACTGGTTTCCCCCAAGGATGCGAACAGATCCGTTTTTGTTTCGCCCTGCATAGAAGCCAACGTGATTGCCAACCTTTGTCCGCAAAATCACAACATCGCCTCTTCGGGCGTTCCTGAGAGACACAGAGCGCCCAACATTGCGCCAGTTAACGGATGCCAGGTACCCTTTTGGGATTGGCTTTCCGATCCGCTTATGGACAAGCCGAACAAAGGCGCCGCACCACGGTAAATTTCTTGGATTTACCCCAAGCGAATTTCGCAACGCTCGGGTGTTCTTACGCTCATGAAGGCCGATATACTTCTTTGCCATATTATAAGCGGCTGGGCTGGCATTGGCCGGCTTAACATTCAGAATGCCTATGGAAGCAATTATGGCAAATATAGCCGCCAATATGATTAGTTTGATTTCACGCATCTTGGTTTTCCTCTGTAATTGATTTCAAATGCACAACAACTTTCCCCTTGCCTTTGCGTTCATGGGTTATGTGCTTTTCCATTTTGAAATGACGGTCATCAATGCCGATTGCATCCGCTATCCCGTCCCTGTAAGGCTTCATCATGCCAACCATGCCATCATCATCCGGCACGTTTCCGCGCCTCATAGGTGGCGTAAATTCGTATTGAATTGACACAGGATCGCTTAGCCCGTGGTGCATGCCAATCTGCGACCTTGTTTCATAGAAGCCCTCAGCCCTTGCAGCCTTCACATAACGCGCCAAAACAAACCTGTTTGCATTCATGGCCTTGTTCGGCAGTAATATGCTGTTAGGCCACGGGAAGGTGATGGAGTGGGTCATGCTTCAACCAGATCCCTTTCAGTGACCGGAGCGCCCTTATCCTGCAAATCCATTTGCGGCTCAAAATCAGGGAGCATACCCAAAGCTTGCAGGTATAAATCACGAACCGCCTCCTCTTCTTGCCGTTCTGTCAGGTCTTTCTTGCGCAATGACACGACCTGTCGAAGCACTTTCACGTCAAACCCGTTTGATTTAGCTTCCGTGTACACATCACGAATGTCTTGAGCTATTGCAGCCTTTTCCTCTTCAAGCCGTTCAATACGCTCTACAATTGATTTGAGTTGTTCTCTTGCCACGTTCATTTTCGTTTCCCTTTGTAATCCCGAAGCATTTCAGTGAACTGATTTCTTGCTTCATTGAGTGAGTTGATATTCGCGCCATCGCTCTTAACCAGCCTTTGCTCTATTATGCTTATGCGATGGGTTAAGTAGTCTATTTTGCCTTGACGATATTCAGGGGTCATAGTTCCATGGACTCCTGAATTTCCTGCTTTTGCTTTTCGGATTGAACGAATAGATCAGGGCGGTCGTAAGCGTCTTGAATGCGCTGGCAAGCAATTTCAAAGTAATCAGAGTCTAACTCAATGCCAGTGAACTTGCGGCCTGTCTTGAGACACGCAACGCCTGTTGTGCCGCTTCCCATGAATGGGTCAAGGATGGTTTGTGCTTCGGGCAAAAAACCAATACACCATTTCATGAGTGCTACGGGTTTTTGAGTGGGATGCACCTTTCCACCATCCATATTCATTGGACGCATGATGAATCGGCGCGCAACCATATCTAAGTTTGTCCACGCCATTTCAAAATCAGCAAAGTCACGACCTGCGTTATTTTTATCCCAAACTAAAGGAGCTCTTGTTGGCGGTAATTCAAAGTAATTTCCGCCCCATATAATTTTTAAACAATTAGGTAAAGTTGATAAGTCTGGTGCTTTTTCATCCCAACTCTTTCCCCCCATACCACGCGAAACCGCTAGTCTATTAGATTTTGTTATCCCAATCCCATATGGCGGATCTGTCACAACTGCATCAAACTCACCAAGTTCCGGCATGATCTCCAAACAATCACCAAGCAATAAACGGCAATCGCCTATAACAACCTCTTTTTTGATAGCACTCACTTTCCCGCCTCCCTTGCAGTTGGCACGTAATCCAATGAAGTTAAAATAGCGTTTCCAATGATTTCAGGTATTTGAGGGATTACTGCGTTTCCGTGGCTGTCCAGTTCTTTGGAAACCCCATTATTTCCTCTGTGAAGCGTGGGTGAGGGCAAATTGGATCGTCCGGGCCATTTCGTAAATACTCCCTCAAATTCCCCCGATAGGTTTTGCTGCCGTAATATCGGTTTTTGGGGCTTCCTTTTGCCATCCCGCTGGCATCCGGTGTCGGCAAGTATCCATATTCTGTCCCGCTTATGCCAGGCGCCAACGTAACAAGCTGGTATGCAATGCCATTCCGCATCATACCCGACCGTGGCCAACGCTCCGAATACCGAGCCAGCCCCTCGATTAAGCAATGCTGCCACGTTCTCCAGCAATAATCTTGGCTGTCCCACCATGCGAACGGTGCGTATGACTTGCCAGAACAAACCAGAACGCTCCCCTGATAATCCGGCACCTTTTCCAGCGAGTGAAATGTCTTGGCAGGGAAAACCTGCTGTAACCAAGTCCACGGATTCGCTAAATTCAAGTTTGGTAACATCTTCATAAATCGGAACCTCTGGCCAATGTTTTTTTAATACTGTTTGACAAAATGGGTCTATTTCGCAAAACGCAACCGTCTCAAAACCACCTGTGCGTTCAAGCCCTAACGAAAATCCGCCTATGCCACTAAAAAGGTCTAGCACCTTGAGTTTTTCCATTATTGAGAAACCTTTTCTTTGGCAGTTGGCACGTAATCCCCACCAGATCGCATCTCTGATTTAAGCCAGTATTCAGCAACCCATTTGCCGGAATTAACCTGGATCATGCGCTTGCCGATTTCATATCCATCTTCCTTCAAGTCATAGATACGCGCTCCAAGGCGAAACGAACCGAACATACCCAAAGCATCCATTGCCGTGATTGCGTTACCCTGTTTCATGTATTCAAGGATTTGCTGTTTCTGTGTTTCAGACATCACTGGCCTCCAGCTCGTCTAATTTTTTGCGAGCCTCTTCTATTGTTAAATGCCCTGTAGAAACGTTTGATAGGCGCGATAAAGTCCAAACAACCCAAAGCAATCCACCAATCCATTGCAGTGCTTGGCTGCCAATAAAGACGCCAACTACAACTGAAGAAATCAAAGCCATGGTTGATGCAATATCGCGGGCTACGCTTTTCCAAAGCCTATCGTCAGCAATGGCTATGAAGTGATTTTTTCTATTTTCAGACATCATTGGCCTCCTTGTTGTGAAAGTGATTTGAGTAGCGAAGCCCTTGCTTGCGGTGCGAAGCGCTTGTGAGTTCGTGTTAAAATTTCTGGCTGTGTTGATTGATAAGCCATTGCTTCCTGATCTGCTGTGAGTTTGGTTTTTGTCTTTTCCAAAAGTTCACGAACGCGATTACGGCTATCGTCTGTTTTGCCAGCGTGAAAATCATCCAAACGCTTACGCTCCGAAATCTGATGAGATAACTTCATTGCATTGTGTTTGCGTCTTTGTTTTTCCAATTTATCCTGTTGTTTGGCATCGACAAGTTCACGAGCGCATTTCGCCAATTCAGCACCCATGGGAACGAAACGACCATTTCCACGCTTGCCAGTGCGATACATTTCGGTAGCTTGCTCAACTGCCCATTCTGGAATGTCCGCAACCGCCTCAAGGTAGTTTGCTACGAGTGCATCATTCAGACCGCCCTTGTCTTGGCTTTGAAGACCGACAAACATCGAAGCGATATGACGCTTTGCGCTTTCTCGGCTAATCGGCTGTATGGAATAAATTGCTGGTGCTTGTGTCATGCCGCCTCTTTCTGCTGTAAGCAAAGGTCAAGTATTTTTGCTGTTTGCTCGATTGCTGACAGTTTAGTGTGGTCACGCTTCCAAGCAATTTCACAAGCGTATTGGTCCCACTTGTCGCCTGAAATTTGCTGAAAAGTACCACTATGAGCCTTTCGCATTTGAGCGAAAAAACTTTCAGCGTTGTTGGTGCAAGCTTGGTTTGATGAAAAAGCATAAGAGTGCTTAATTCGCATCATGTCATATAACCGAAGAAGCCCATCCCACGCCCTTGCCTCATCTGCTTGAATAATTGCGCCAGAGGATACAGTTTTAGTAATTGCTTCTAAGGCGTCAGATTCTTTGAAGCCGATAAAAGGTACTGTTCGACCTCCACGCTGTTTCATAATTGTAATGACACGTCGATTTTTAGTTTTCTTAATCGTGTATCGCTTGAACGCTCCAGAGAAGTCTTGAGCCATATTAGCGTGCCTTCTGTGTCCACCAAAAGTTGCACCATCGATTTCAACAATACCATCAAGCTTTTGAGATTGAACCTCTAGCATTATTGCTTTACGTATTTTCTCGTTGATATAGTAAGCTGACTTTTGGTCGATGCTTACTGTCCTTGAAAGCTGGCAGCTAGAAATACCCTTTTTAGCAGTAGCAAAAAGAAAAACTATTCCAATTATTTCTGAAGGTGATATTTTTCTGCCAGAAAACCACGTTCCAGAAGTTACAGAATACTGATGATGACAGCCTTTACACTTATAAACCTGTCGCGTTGCAAGATCGTAGTAGTCTGGACAACCGCATTTAGGACAAACAGGATTACCGTCATTGTCATTCCATCTCCTACTTCTCAATATTTGATGAGCTTGTTCATCGTTTATGCTGTAAATATCACGCAATGAAATATTCATGCTCTTGCAAACGCCTCCACCATGGTTTGAGAATTGGATTTTTTGTTAGAAGGCTTCGAGCGGCGAACCCAGTTGCGCCACGTAGCATCCCAATTCTTTTTGCGGCCTTTCGCATCCGGCACTGAAATCCAGTAGTCCCGAAAGACCTCAAGTTCTGAAACCCAATCGACTCCGAGACTAACGGCTAAATCCCGCCCTGCCTCTGAAGGCGTCCAATCATCAGGCAAAAGATGCGCTTTCCCCTTGGGGGGACTAAGGGGGGTAATATTATTGGAATGTTGTATTGGTACTTTAGAGTGAACCTCGTTCACCACCTTTTCGGACTGACGTTCACCACCTTTTGGACTGACGTTCACCAGCTTATCAGTTAAATTGGACTGAGGTTCACCACCTTCATAAGCTCCATTTTCATCAGGCCAATGCGCTTCGTACTCGTGATTTTTCCATTTTTGCCCCTTAAATCCATGCACTTTTGAGCGCAGCCATCCTTGCTGAATTGCTATTCTTATATGAGTAATAACAGCCTTGTTTGATAAGCTTGAAAGGCGCATAATTTGCGCAACCGTTGGATAGGCTCCATGGCCTGTTTCATCCATGTGCAACCCAATCGTATGCAAAACAAGCTTAGTCGTGCTTGATAATTCTGATCTGGCAAACGCATGTCGCCATGTCCATGAAACACGATTCATCTAACAGGTCTCCTCAAGGTAGTCAGCAGGAAGGATTAGATGTTCGAATGGCTTTAACTTTTCAGGCAACTCACCTCGCTGATATTGCTCATACCTGCGGATTCCAGATAAAACAGTCGTATGGTCACGACCGCCAAAATGCTTGCCTATATAAGGGTAGGATTTGCCCGTCTCATTGCGAGATCGGTAAAAACCTTCATATCTCGCCAAACAAGAAACCCAGTCACGTCGAATGGCTGTCAGGTCATTTCTGGACACGCCATAGGGACTGTATTTTATTATGATTTCGTTCTTGATGTCTTTTATTAGAGTTCGCTTTACAGTAGCGTCACAGATTAATTCTTGTTCATCCCTTAATTTGGCTAGATGCAATTCTAGCGCCTTGATTTCAGCCTCGCGCTCTTGCTCCATGCGCCTTAGTTCTGCTTGGTGATCCTTTTCTCGTGCATTGCGAACAAAGGTAGCAACATACGAATGAGACTCAGGACTAATAACTTTCGTAGCCTTCACAACAGGTGGATTGCTTATAGCCTTAGAAGCCCGTTTATAGGCTTTCTGGCGCTGTTTTCGCCTCTCATGGAAGTTATGAGGCGTCCAGTCAGAAGATCGCGGTTTCCAATCAATTTCTGTAATGCTAGGTCGCATGTTCATCCTTTCTTGAGCCAAGGGGCTATTTTAAACGCAGTCGCCAGAAGCAACGCGCTCAAGCGTATCAATCGTGTCGCTATAAAATTCCGAGTCGATCTCACGTAAGTAAGAGGCAGTCTGGTGAAGTCTGATAATTTGCTCATGGGCTTCCTGCCTTGCTTTCTCTTCACGCAAAACGTCCATCTCATGCGCTTCAATGCGCCTGGCTATTCCGTACCAAATGGTCTCTGCTCTGCGTTCTGTGGTGAGTTTTAACCGCCTGTAAGCGGCTCCGATTGCAGCCTTTACATTTCCGTATTTGGAAACAGGAAAGGCTTCCTGCATGATCTGTTGAGCGGTCATTACATCAGACATTTTCGACCCCTTTTCTGCCTTGCGCACTTTTTGCAAGGGCTTGCGCATGTTCATCATTTGCTTGCGCTCCTTCACTGCTATGTTTGTTCACAAGCGAACGTGAACCGTAATTAGCTAGAAGGAATGAAGCCGAATGAATGAATGGAAACACATTGGAGATGTGTCCAAACAATTGAGAAAAAAGTGGGAAGGAAAGCGGGAGGCACCTCCCTTCCCTATCGCGCCAAAGAAAGGCAAAAAAAGGCTCGATAATAGGTGTTGGTGACGCTGATTTATGGAGGAGTATAGAACCAGCGCCACCGCCCCTTAGGAGGTATGTGAAAGGCTTAAGCATCTTCTATCTCCCGTTCAGGTGATTTTAGAATGCTGTTTAGGGCTTCCATGCCCTGCCTTGTTGAGCGGACGGGACTATAGTGCCAAGACAAGAATGATCGTGAGTCTATTTGTGGATATTCTTTGATAGAAATATACGCCACGCCATCATCGTCAAAAAAAATACCATCTAGGGAGCAAAACTCTCCCTTTTTAGGAAACTTTGACCTTAGCCATTCCAATAAAGACAGATCTGTTTTAGCACGTGACGTAATAGGCTTAACGCAAACCACCTTCATTCCAACGTAAGCATATTTAACCCAATCTGGATTAGTCGGAGTATCAAATGACATCATTACCCCCCTCTAGCCAAAGCATGGCTATTCCATAGGCAATCATGAAACCAAGTATTGAACACGGGAAAGGGGTCATTATTCAGCCCCCGCATAAGGAATAAGTTTCGAACGAGTGCTATTGCGTGAAATGACTTCGCGCTTGCGCTTTGCTTCATTTTTAATCGTATCGATATGACGATATATGTATTTTTCTTTGACACCTATTTCTATGGCGATGTGAGCAGTGCCTTTACCTGCATTCCACATTAAGGCGAATAAATGTATCCTATGATGGGTCATTTTGAAGTTACATCGCATCCCATTCATGATATCACCACTATTCCAATGGTGATGAAAGCCGCCAGAAAAAGGAAAGAGTAAAACTGGTTTATGAGATATTGCTTGTGGCGGGGCTTCATGCGACCTCGCTTTGTGCAGACCGCGTCTTGGCAAGCCACTCTATAGTAACGCCTTTACGCCCTGTTTTTTTGCAAAGGCTTACCAACGTAGCCCAATGGTCAGGCGAAACCCTGTTTCGTGTTCGCATCTTTCGAGCGGCTTCATACCCGCAACCCAAATCGTCAGCAAAAGCTGCGATTGTAGGCCACGTATCAATTAACGATTTTATGTCAGTAAATCTCTTCATGACTAATTTCGTACATTAAGTACTAAAATAAATCAAGGGCTTTTCGTACGCAATGTATTATTTTTTTTGATATAAATAAAAGTCATGGAATTTAACAAAGAACCAAACAAGCGGGTGAAACTGGCAAGAGAGATGGCTGGCTTTAAAAGCGCATCGGAAGCCGCAAGAAAACACGCGGATATAAATATAAATACACTTATAAGTGCAGAAAACGGCAACAGGCCAATATCTAAAAAATCAGCTCAGAAGTTCGCAAATGCTTTCAATGTAACGCCCCAGTGGATTTTATATGGAGAAACTTCAGAAGAATTAAACCAAGGCGTTTTGCCCCTCCTTTCATCTGTTAGCGCAACCACATTCAACTCTAATGACTTTGAAAGTCAGGATGCCGACTATTTTAATATAGCCCAATTGCCAATTGGGAACCATGTAGCCCTAAAAGTTGAAGGTCGTTCAATGGACAGGATCGCACCTGAAGGTTCTATAATCATTATAGACCTGGGTGATAAGAACTTAATTGATAAAGCCTTCTATATTTTTGCCAATGATAACGAATACACTTTTAAAAGGTACAGAACATCCCCAAAAAGAATTGAGCCATATTCAACATTGGATAAGTTTGAACCAATATTTTTAGACAAAGAACCCTTGCCTTTTGGGCGAGTGATTAGGGTGATTTTAGATTTGTGAACGTGTGACGAAAGAATTTCCAATGACAGAAAAAAGAATGCAAACAATATTGCTTGGCATTATCGCTCTTATTGCGGTCGGGTTTACTATACACTATATCACCAAACCGACTGAACAAGAGGCAAGCCTTCAAAGGACACTTGATAATTTGAACGCCGAGAAACTGGCTCAGAATCGAAAAGAAGAAGAAGCCCAAAGGATAAGAGCCAAAGTTAGAGCAAGAATGAATAAGGCAAAGCAGAAACAATAAGACCTAATTCGCACGACTTTTGATTAGCCTTTTACGCTGGCATTGATTCCCTTAAAATCTGATATTTTATAAAAAATATATTTTATCTAAAAATCGTACATTACGTACTTGACTATATTTCGTACATATCGTACTAATACCCCATGAACGGCACGAAGGCGCAACAGCAGATCAGCCAGAAACAAATAGGGGTTTACGAAAATGTACTCGAAAAATATATCGCAAATGAAAATCGAGATAGCAGAACACATCAAAGCCGATGCTGTTCTCGCAGGTACTTATTGGGAAGATGGTAAAGGGTGCTTTATTGGATGCCTTACGTATTCAGACGACCCTTCCAAAGTAACTGAACGGTTTGGACTGCCAGAACCAAGTGTAAGAATAGCAGAGCATATTTTTGAAAAATTATCCCGTATTGAAAAAGAAAAAGGCATAAATTTTTTCAAAGACGTTGGCGATGCCATCGGCAAGGATGGGAAAGACTTGTCAAAGGTACACTGGGTTTTCCTTAAAGACCTTCTTGAGAATTTACCGGAGCAAGAACCTGAAATACAGAGGGTTATAGACCCAGTTATCACAGGCATGGATTTGCTTTCAAAAGGTGAAGAATGGGACTATGCCTCCCTTGCCGCCGCCGATGCCGCCCATGACGCCGCCTGTACCGCCGCCGATGCCGCCGCCTATGCCGCCTATG